CCGTCTGCGTTCCAGCAGTTCGGTCTTTATCACCCACAGTCCGGCACGGTGAGCCTGACCGCGGCTGGTACAGCCGAACGCGTCCACCTTCAGCAGGTTGCGCCCGTAGCGCAGGATGGCGTCCGGGTCTTCCACCAGTTCCGTGGAAGTCTGCCAGCCGTTCTGCGGGTCTGTGTAATTCACCTCCACCGCCGTGTGCCGGTCCTTCAGGGCACTGAAGCTGTAGCGGAACCCCACGCCGTTATCATCCACCACCACATCGCTGTTGGTGTACGGCCACACCACATCCGACGGACGGTCCTGAACGAACGTCAGCGTCTGGCCGTTCCATACCGGCATACAGCGCATCGCCGAGCAGAAATCCCCCAGGACATCCCACACCTTACGCTGCTGTGACAGGTACGCATTGAAAGTCATCCGCGGCTCTGTGCCCCCGAAACCATCCGGGACCGTCTGGTCGCAGTACTGCCCGATGGCATACAGCGCCCACTTGTCCACATCCGCGGCCCCCAGGCGTTTTCCCATGCCGTAGCGCGGGTGGGTCAGCATGTCCCACAGGCACCAGGCCGGGTTATTGCTGTATGCCGGTTTCAGACTCCCGTCCCAGATACCGCTGTAGGTGCGTTTTTCCGGGTCATAGTTTGACGGCACCTGAATGATGCGGCCGCGGATATGGTAGTTCACCACCATCTGCTGGCCACCGAACTGCTCCGCATCCACCTGCAGCCCCACAATGGCCGTGTTCGGGTAGCACTGTTTCACATCGATGATTTCGGTGTATGACGACCACAGCGTTCTGTTCTGCAGCTGGTCCGTGGTACTGTCCGCCGTCACCCTGGCCATCCGGATGTTAAAGGGGCGCTCAGGGAGATTATTCAGAATCACCGACGTCAGGTACTGCGAGGTGGTCTTGCCGTTAATGGTGACATCCTTCTCCGTCACCCAGTTACCGTTACGCTCAAGCTGAATCAGCAGGCGGACAGAAGAGGGATTACGGTCACCCTTTGAGGTGGTCTCCACCAGTGACTGCACCCCGAAGGTGACCCGCAGACGGTCAATGTTCGCTGACATGATGGTGCGCGTCACCGGCTTTGCCTTCGTCACCTCCACGCCCAGTGCGGTTTCTGCCCCGGAGGACTCAAAGCCTTCCGGCGGTGTCTGCTCCTGCTCCCCGGCACGCCAGACGGCGGTCACACCGTGTATCACGGGATTACCGTCCGTGTCCGTCAGCGGGGTTTTGTTCACCAGAATACTCTGCAGTCCCTTCACCGGACCTTCCACCGGTCCCTCACCGATGGCATCAATCACGCTCATCATCTGCGTGGATTTGAGATTGTCCTTCGCCTCACGCGGTGTGTGCCCCTTGCCGCCCCCTTTACCCACTCTGTCCCCCTCTCCTGTCTGATGTCTGAATCTGTTTATGCCCAAAAACAACAGGCACCCCGGAGGGTGCCTGTGTCATGACGGAATAAAATTTCTGAAATTCTTCACATTTCTGCAAATTGCCTGTAGCCGCAATAATGACGCTGCGTTACTTTTTTGATGCCTGAAAAATAACTCCATAACGTTAATCTTCATCGTTCTCTCCCGCAGCTCCGCTGACTCTGCGGGATTTTTTATCCCTTAAACCCGGCCTGATATTTTCTGTCCTCTGCCACCGATATCCCGCAGCCCCTTCCTGTGAATAAAAATTCTGAATTTATTCACATTTCTGCAAATTACCTGTGGCGCTCATAATCACCATACGTTACAATTCGCCCGCTGATTACAGGCAATAATCAAAACTACTCCTTAAGGTGACTATTCGTTTCTCCCGTCAATATCCAGGTGTATTACGGGAGATTTTTTAATTCCCCCCTCAGTATCACGGACATTACTGACGCCACTCTGTCGCCAGAGACGAATGTACGGGATAAATAAAAACTCTGATTTTCTTCACATTTTCAGTCATTCTCCGTGGCAGAGTGCATTCCGGCAGGTTACAGTTTCTTCGGGTCAATAAAAATAAAACGCCAACAGGTTAGTCAACATCGTTCTCTTCCCGCAGCACGGAGTACTGCGGGATTTTTTTATCCCCTGAACCCGGCATGATGCCTTCTGTCCTCTGCCACCGATATCCGGCAATCCTCTTCCGGTGAATAAAAATTCTGAGTTTATTCACATTTCCGCACACTGACTGTAGTGCTCATAATCACGCTGCGTTACAGTTCATCTGCCAGAATAATGAAAAATTCCTTAAAGTTAATCTTCGTATCTCTTCCCGCAGGCGCCGAACACTGCGGGATTTTTTTCATCCCCGCCCGATAACCACCACTTTCCCGTCACCGCCCTCATCACGGGTGCTGATGTCCTGGGATATCCGTCGTGAACCAACCAGCATTTCACCGTAAGGCACCGGCACCGGATTCCCCTGAGCAATCATGTTGTCCAGTGACGAAAAATACGTGTTCTGTTTACCGTTATCCGTACTTTTGTACTCCGGCGTCTTTGCCTTCGGGGCCAGCATCTGGGCCACACCACCCAGTGCCATTGCAGAGCCCATGGAAAACATGATGTTGCTGGCTGCAATACCGATACCCGGCATCCAGATAGCTGCCGCAACCAGCGCAACGCCAAGCACGGCCTGAAACACTCCGCCACTTTTGGCACCTTCTGCCCGGGGAACCAGATGAATGACATCCCCCGGGTTCAGTGGCTCATGCAGTCGGGGCGATATCTGGTCCGGCGCGGTATCCTCACCGGCAATACGTATCTGGTACCAGCCTTCGTTCATCTGACAGCGGAATCCCGGCACCTGCTGCGACAGGGCACGGATGGCCTCCGCTGCCGTGTTCACATACAGACTGATGCGGCGACCAAATCGTTGTAAATCCCCGTGAAGGCAGATGCGGACCAGTGGCGGTGACGCCAGACAGAATGCGTTCGTCGTTGCCATTTTTCAGAATACCTCTCCCGTTTACTCAGTTGTTCAGGTATATGGTGAAGCAGGTCACCGTTGCCACAGTAAATGGCGGCATGATTCGGCACCGATGCGCCAAAGCAGCACAGCAGGATATCGCCTGCCTGTGCAGAGGACAGGGACACACGGCAAAAGCCAGTGGCCTCCATATTGTCCAGGTACAGGTTCTGGCCGTTGCGCCACCAGTCATCCTCGCGATGAAAATCCGGCATCTCAATCCCCGCCAGATGGTATGCATCCCGGAACAGGGTGTAACAGTCCGTCACACCGTGTTCAAAGCGCCGTCCGGTCAGGTGCGGCACACAGCGGAACCGGTGAATTTCACCCCGGCAGACCAGCCACCAGGGCAGGGCACTCTTTATCTGCAGCCGCCGGTCCGCCTCGCTCAGCCAGGGCAGACCACCGGGATGACTGTGGACCAGTGCCACAATCTCCCCCTGCATCTGTGCCTGCAGCCAGTCTTCCGGTGCAATACGAAAATACGCCTCCGGCTCTGCGGAGATATTCACGCAGGGCTGGTACCGTTCGCCCTCCGGGGTGCTTATCACGAAGCCGCACGACTCCGCTGGCGCACACCGCCGGGCATGCGCCAGAATCGCTGATTCAGTCTGTGTCATAAAACGGGATTTACTGCGAAAGTTTATTGATGGAAAGGAAACCGCCGAAATTAGCCACCATGCCGCGCATCTCACACCCGCGCATGCATTTACTGCATCTGTCCTTCCGGATATCCGTGGTGGGGTTGTCGAACTCATCCGCCACTGCCGGACCGTTATACCCGCATTCATCGCCCCGGTAATCCCACATACAGGTGTTCGCCAGCATGATGCGACCGGGAAACAGCGCACCGTCCGTCTCCGTCGGTGTCGCCAGCACAAACGAGGCCGTCATGGCCGTCAGCGCTGACATCTGCTCCACCACCCAGCGGTCCGTCAGCTCCTGCTCCGGGTCTGCCTCAGGATTGCCTGCCACAAAGTTCACCGCATCCAGAAAACGCGCATACACCCGGCGACGGACCACCGTGGCCCCCACCAGGCTCTGCAAATCCTCCGCCATCCCGGTGACAAGGCCGAAAAGATTGGACACCGTCAGCGACGGGCGGGCACTGCTGCCCTTTCCGTTCATCTCAAAGCCACTCCCCTCAATCGGGTACGCCTGATATTCACGCCCCTGCCAGGTCACCGGCTCCCCTTTTTCATTCAGCTCATTGCAGAAAAAATACCGCTCACCGCCCTGCACCGTCAGGTCGATTTCCCAGAGCACCACCCGCGGTGACTGCTCTGACTTAACCGACTCGTTCAGGCTTTCTTCGTGAATATCCTGCATATATCCGCCCATAAAAAAGGGGCGCAACCGCGCCCCGAACAATAAAAGTCCAATTTAAAATAAAACCAATAAAGGTAATAACAGAAAGTTAAATCAACACATGCCAGATGGCAATTGCTGATCGCAGTGACCAATGAAAACTGTGTTTTCATTGATACAGGCCGCCAGTAAGGGCTGACGGCCCGTATTTATTATACTTATCAGCAATAATCAGAACTGATAAGTCATACCCACAGCAACGATATTATCTGTCGCAACACCGGCTTTCCGGGTAAATTCACTTTCCTCAATCAGGTTAATTTTATAATCAACATGGGTGGACATATTCTTGTTAAAGTAATAAGTCGCACCGACATCAATATATTTAACCAGATCCTGATCGCCATGGTTCACACCACCAACCATAACATCCTGTCCTCGGGACTGAAGGTAGGCCAGAGACGGACGCAGACCAAAATCAAACTGATACTGAACAACGGCTTCGATATTCTGAGCTTTATCCGCAACACCTTGATCACCAAAGGTCGTCATATTCTGGGTTTCTGAATACACTGCTGCCAGATACAGGTTATTGGCATCATATTTAAGACCAGTTCCCCAGAATTCAGCATGTTTACCTTTTGCAACGCTGCCGGAATCAACGACCACTTCTTTTTCAGTCACATCCCCAGTTAAAGGATCTTTGATTTCAATAGTTTTGCTACCATTCAGTCCCTGAACCTGCTTATTGGTACGATCTGACTTGGTATACGCAGCCACAAAACCAAAACCATCAAACTCATAGCTGGCTGAGAAACCATACCCATCACCATTGGCCTTCTGGAGGTCATCGCGCTCATTTTTGCCCTGATACTGCGCCGCAAAATTCAGACCATCAACCAGCCCAAAGAAATCTGTATTACGGTAAGTCAGAACTCCGGAAGTTCGGGCAGTCATAAAGTTATCGGTCTGAGTCCAGCCATCACCACCAAACTCTGGCAGTACGTCAGTATATGATCCGACATCGTAAGCAATACCGTAGTTACGTCCGTAATCAATGCTACCAACATCAGCAAATCTCAGACCTGCAAATGCCAGACGGGTTTTATTTCCCGCGGAACCTTCAGATTCCGTTTTGTTACCAGAGAACTGGTATTCCCACTGACCAAATCCGGTCAGTTGATCATTAATCTGCGTTTCGCCTTTAAAGCCGAGACGAGCATAAGTCTGATCTCCGTCATTACCTTTATCATCCGAGAAGTAATGCAGAGCGGTTGCACGCCCGTAAAGATCCAGTTTATTACCATCTTTATTATAAACTTCTGCTGCCTGCGCCCCCGCAGCAAACATCACTGCAACTGCTACAGCAGAAAGTGCCACTGTCATTTTTTTCATGATTTAATCCTTATTTAAACTGAACTATTCATGCATTCAGATGTCATGAACAAAAATTAAAATATTTTAATACAAATTCTTAGTTCAATTTATATTACGTAACAAAATGTAAATGCAAGATCGATTTCGCACTTTCTGACAAGACAGATTAAAAATAATTAACAACTAAACACTAAAGAATGATTTATAGGATAATTCTCATCTAACTACCTGCTCTATCGTGCAACTGAAATCACTGTACCGGGCGTTATCCGTAATACTCCACTCCCGGCACACCACCCTGACCGTCCGGTTATGTTTCGGGGGCTTCCACAAAAAAGCCCGGTAACCACCATGCCATGACAGAAACGCGGACAGTGCCTCCCGCTCAGCATCCGTTGTCACCCGAAAAACCACCTGAAAGGTCTTCAGTTGCGCATTCAGTCCTGCCGGACGACGCTGCTGATAACCGTCGCCAAACTTCACCGTCATCACCGACGGTTTCTCCGTCACCTGCATCCCTTCCCGGGGACACCAGTGAAGGGTCTTAATCTCATCCACTCAGCATTCCTCCGTCACGACGCATGGATAACATCACCGCCTGTACCCGCTGGTCAATCAGTTGCACAAGGGTGCCCGCCGCTTCCGGCCCTATCTGCCCGTTAGCGCCGTCATTCTGAATGGCGATGTGGTACACCGGAGAATACACCAGACCCGCACTGCCGTTCATGCGGCCCACCGCACGCACGCCGAGTGAACCATCCGCTGCCCGAGTCAGGGGCATTATGGCTTCAGGTCCGGCCTCCCCCATCAGCCCTGCCCCTTTTGCAAAGGCAAAGTACGTGGGCGTGTCCACAATACTGTTACTGTATGCACTCAGGTTTGCCGAGGTATAAACGCCGCCTTTTGCATTTGCCACCGCGCCACCCAGCCAGTTGCCTATACTGCCGAAAAATCCTCCTGCACCGGACATACTGTTTGCCGCCATCTTAATGCCGTTGACAATGGCCGCATTCATAAGAACTTTTGATATTTCCTGCAGGATTGATGCTGCCCAGCTGCGCCATTCCACTTTATTTCCGTTCAGCATCTCCGTGATGTTATTTACCATCCCTGAGATACCGTCTGTCGCAAGCTGTGCTGCCTGTGAAGCGTAATCTGATGCGCTGTCCACCCAGTTGCTGACCCCCTCCTGCAGTCCTTTCTGCCAGTCCGCACGTTGTTCATCCGACCTGGCATAAAAAGCTTCCTGCTCTTTCAGTCGTTCACTCAGATACTGCGCATTCTGCGCCAGCGCCTGCCTGTAAAAATCCTCACTGATATCCCCTGCCTGATACTGAGACTGAAGGTCCGCATCTTTCTGGCGGTAGCTGTCACGAATCTGCTGCAGCTCCCTCATCCGTTCACGGATCCGCTCACCCTGCCCGTACCCCAGCAGCTCTGCGTCATTTGATGCCCTTGCGTCTGCATTATCATTTTTCAGGGTCTCCTCCCGGGCCCGTAACTACTCCCGGATTTTCTTCTGGTCAATCAGGGCAGCATTGCGCAGCAGCTCCTGCTTCTGAATCTCCGTCAGGGTTTTCAGCTCGCCCTGCGAGGTCTGGTATTTCAGTTTTGCCAGTTCTGTATTCTTCCCGGCCAGTGCCAGTTGTTCCTTCTGCTGCTTCAGCAGACGGGAAAAACTGTCTTCCGCTTTTTCCGTCTCAGATTTTTCGCCCCGGGATTTGGGTTTATTCGCCTCATTATTGCGCCAGGCTTCCATCGAATTACGGATGTAACGCTGCCTCGCCTCCTGATACATATCCCCCACCAGACCAAGGTCATCCGCCGCATACCCCAGCCGGGCACGCTCTTTTTCTTCCCCTTTCAGCCGGGAGAGGGCCAGTTGACGCTCTGTGTTATTCAGGGCGCTCTGCTGTTTATCATCCAGAGTGGCCTGTGACAGTCGCAGCGGTACACTCGCCAGTCCCTGACGCTGTTGCAGCAGTTCATTACCCAGCCCCAGCAGGCGGTTGAATTCCGTATGCTGACCGTTCATGACCAGCAGTGACTGATACGCTTTATTCTGCTCTGCTGCCTGCTGACGAATTAACACAACACGGCGCTCTTCCAGTCCGGCAAGCACATCCTGAATGGACTGCGCTTTTTCCTGCATCTGTGCCAGGCGGGACTGCTCAACAGCAAACTGCTCTGTTGCCTGAGCAAGCTCTTCCGTTACAGTTTTCACCGATGTCAGATGGTTTATCATGAAGCCGTTACCGGTCGTCCAGCCCGGATTAGCCAGCACATACTGATACCCGGCGATTTTTTCCTGCAGGGATTTCACCCGGCTGGCCTGCTCATCAATCAGCCGGTTCTGCTCTGTCAGCGCCTCCCGTGTTCGCCCTTCATTATCTGAAGCTTCAGGCAGAGACATTGATGGCGTTTTATGCGCGATTTCATCAATCGTCAGTGCATACTGGCGCGCAGACTCCCTGGCCTGTTCCTGACTCTGGTACAGCGTGTACCATGCGGCAGCTCCCAGCATCACCAGTCCGGGTACGCCTCCAACCAGTCCCAGCGCACCGCTCATCAGACGAGAACCCACTGCCGTTGTACTGTTCAGCGCATTCTGGGCGGCGGTTCTGGCAGCAATATTTCTGTTCAGGCGTTCCTGTGTGACCGCCAGACGGGCCTCTGCCGCAATCTGCATCTCAGTCCCGCGGGCTGCCGCCACAGCCTGCTGAGCCCGGTACACGGCTGCCCTTGCCCGCGCCGTAGCAATCTGCGTTCCCCTTAACTGGGCCTCAGCCAGTGCCACTTCATTACGTGCAGCGGTCACAAGTCCTGCCGTGGCAGACATCGCTCCGGAAGCCAGATTACCAAAGTACCGGGCCACCCCGACAGCAACCAGCACACCCGCAGCTGTTGCCACGGTATCAATATTTCCGGCCACACCGTTCAGCGCGCCGGAGAGCGTTTTCGTCGCTCCGCTGGCCTCATTCGCGCCGCCCACCCAGGCCATAAAGGCGTTTTCCACCTTCGTGATCCCGTCAGACACCGTTTCCGGCATGGCTGCATATTCATCACGCAATATCCCCAGCTGGCTGATTAACGCGGGAACGACTTTATCCGCCGTCAGTTGACCATCGTCCGCCATCGCCTTCAGATCCTTACGGGCCACACCCATGCCTGCAGCCAGTGCGCGAATGATCCGGTCCCCACTTTCATTGACCGAATTAAATTCCTCGCCGCGCAATACCCCCTGTGCCAGCGCCTGGCTGAACTGGGTGATCACCGAACCCGCCTCTGCCGCACTGGCACCGGAAATTTTCAGCCCTGTCGAAATGGCCTCCGTCACCTTCAGCACATCATCAGCACTGTAACCATATTCACGCATTGAGGCGGCAGAACGAGCAAACAGGGCCGCATTATCCGAAAATGCGGTGCCTGTCCGCTGGCTGATATCCATCAGCACTTTCTGTGATGACGAAAATTCATCCGATGACTGCGACGCCTGTTTCAGACGGGCATTCACGGAGCTCCATTCATCCGCCAGCGAAATCAGGTGTCCGGTGGCAAAGGCACCGGCAAACGCACCGGTCATTCCGACAGCCGAAGCGCGGATTTCCGTCAACTGGCTGTTCAGCTCAGCCAGAGCCCGGCGCTGCTCCCTGGCTGCCGCAGCAGCCTGACGTCCGCCATTCTGCAGGGTCCGGTAATATTCACTGCCCATACGGGACGCCCGCTGGATCTCCGACTGGAATGACTGTGAATTTGCCGAAATTTTGATAATCAGTTCACGTAACGTCGCCATTCACCTTTCTCCGGGCGTAAAAAAAACCGCCTCAGCGGTTCTCATCATTCATGACTGTGCTGCAAAGCTCAGCGCGTCTTCCAGCGCCGCAAACGGATCCACCTCCGGTTTATCCTCATCCTCGCCCCAGCAGAGCATGGCGTCCTTCAGTGCAACATTCATCCCCTGTGCCCCGAAAACCGCTTTCACGATCTGTGCATTACGGATATCCCCGCGCTCATCACCCAGCGGGGATATCCTGTCGAACTCCATCCACATCATCGCCTCGCTCGCACTCAGGCTGTGGCGCAGTTCGGATAAGGTGCGCCCCAGACGGAGCGCAAGTCGCATCAGAAAGCGAATTTCCGGGCGGGCTACTTTTTTCTGGCCGACCCTGCATCAGCGATCAGTTCCAGTGCCTGACGCAGCAACCGGGCATGTACCGGACCATAGACGGCCAGCACCTGCTCACGGTCGTCCGGAGTGAACACCCGCTGCAGGTCCGTATCACACAGGACATCGCAGAACAGCGTCACATCCGCTTCCAGGTTACGGCGGGTTTTCGCCACCACCGACAGGGTATCGTCATCCTCTCCATCACCATTGAGCACGTCCTGCCACAGATACCAGGCCTCTGCCGAAGGCTCCCGCAGCACCACGCTGACATTACCCCATTCCGGCACCTTCACCGTTTTATGACGAAACCCTGACAGTCTGGCCAGCGCCAGCGTTTTCAGATCCTTTTTCATGATGCCCCATCCCCTTATCCGGCGGCTGCGCTCACTGTCACGGTGCATTCAACAGACGTCACACTCTGTGCTTTCTCTGCCGAATCGGTCACCACGCAGGTATATTTCCCCGCATCAGCGGACTGCGCACCGGGCTTACTGAAGGTGTCTGTCGTCTGCCCGTCAACCGGCTGACCATCCTTCTTCCAGGCGTATTTATACGGCGGCATTCCCCCGTTGGCACTGACTGACATTGTCAGCAGCGCACCGGTATTCACGGTAAGTGTCTTATCCAGATTTTTCACAAACGCCAGCGGTACCACAAAGGACACCGGTTTGCCTTTCAGACGCAGTGAGAACGTTGCAGCCACCACGCCGTTGGTACCGGATGACCAGGTGTGCTGACGCACTTCCGCCAGGAATTTAAAGCCCTTACCGGACGGAAACTGCACCTTAAACGCATACAACGCGTCATTGTCATAAGCATCACGCAGGGCGTTCTGGGCCTGATTCAGATAAAAATTACCCGACATGGAAATCTCGGACGACGCCCCCAGACCGTTGATGTTCTCCTGCTCTGTGGAGCAGAGCGTGGTCACATCAATATCCTGTTTCTGACCGGCGGTGAACTGGACTTCCTTGATGGTGCAGTCCAGGCGCAGATATTCCGCCTTATCCATAATTTCAGCAGTCGCCGGGGCAGATGAAATCATCACCTGCGTCAGCTGTGAGCGTTCATACAAAGCAGACATTCTGCCTCCTGATAATAAAAAACCCGCACGCGGCGGGGTATGGGTTTTGTGGGAAAAAAGAAAAAGTCACACCGTGACCTGAAACTCCAGGGTTGCACGGTAACAGCGGTTTTCCGGAATATAGTCCTGCATTTCACTGACGGCTCCCGGGGCCAGCAGCATTATGGCTTCACGGGCGTCCTGACGTATCTGACGCGCCTGCGTCACAGTCCCGGCATAAACGTCTATCTGCACCGACACTGAGGACTCCGCCTGCCCGCCCATCACGTCCGCAGACACCGATGAAATCAGGCTGAAAACCACCCACGGAAGCGCCACCGACGGCCTGCCATCCAGCAGGGGGACCACATACGGGTACACCTGCCCGCCGGCAAGATGCGCCAGATGAGGATACAAATCCGCCTCCGTCATCGTCTCAGTACCTCATCAATGGCCCGGTTCATCCGCGCAATCGCCTCCTGCGCTGCCTGTTCACTGCGCACATCAAACGCCGGGCGCACAAACGGGTGCGGTGGCATATTCACGGTTCCCATTTCCACAAACCGCCAGTAAAACGCATTGCGGGGGTTATCCGCCTTCATGGTGTTATCGCTGTTGCCGGTGTCCGGATTGACACCGCGGATATGTACGCCGGATTCCATCCCTCCGTCGCGGGAACGCCGGGAAAGGACCACCACATTACGGCGCAGTTTTCCCCTGCGCACCGGTGCCCGTGACACAACTTCCTCCTTCAGTACATTCGCCCCCTCCCGGGTTGCCTCACGCAGCACCCGGTTGTTTTCCGCACCACTCAGAAGCTGCAAATCGCGGCTGATGTCCTCCAGCCCCGAAAAATCCAGCAGGGTTTCGATCATTTTTCCCCTCCCAGCCGACAGAGAATTTCCAGACGCCCGCCGGTCGTATCCGGCACCGGGACGCCGACGACATTCAGGACATGGTCACGCCAGGGACCACTCAGCACATGAAGTCGTGACGCCGCCGTGATTTCACGACCAGACTGACCGCGCACCCAGATGCGGATTTCCGCCTGCGCCATTTCCGCACCGGACTGCATCCGCTCCCGGCTGCTCCTGCCACGGATATCCGCATGAATTTTCCCGCATGACACCCATTCTTCCGTCATTTCTCCGGCAGCATTACGGGTTAACACCGGGTTCAGAACACTTATCATCTGTGTCAGACGACCTGCAGATATTGCCATTCCCCCCTCCTCATAACACCGTCGGACAACGCAAATCGTAAATCAGCACGGACACAGAAAACGGCAGCTCCCCCTGAATCAGTTCTTCCCGCTCTGCAAGATCCGGATTCCGGTACAGCATCCCGGTCAGTCGCATGGCAGCCCCCTTCATCCGGATTAATGCCTCACCCGGGATCAGTTCACCGTCCTCACGAATCACCTTATCCCGGCTGCCCTGAATGTAGGCCAGCAGCACGGCGGTAGCCTGACGAACCTTGTCCATCAGCATCTCATCGTCCTCGTCATGGTCAACACGCAGATGTGCCTTGATCTCTTCCAGTGTCAGTAATGCCGTCACTTTCCACCTCCTGCATCCCGCCCACGTTTTGCAGCCAGGGTCCAGCCTGATGAATGAGCTTCTCCGGGTTTATCACCGGTCATACTGTTGCAGTGCCACAACGAGCCGCCCCACGTTACCGTATCGCCGGGGTGGTAGGTTTCACCGGCTCTGAACACACCGCGGTAGAGCATCACCGGCAGGGAAAATGTTTTTTCCGTACACTGACCACTGCTCTGCCGGATCACCACAGAGAACGACCGTTCCCCCGTAATGCTGACGTCAATATCCGCCACCCCGTCAACCAGGCATTCCCATCCCCGCATCCCGTGCGTTTTTTCATACGCCCGCCAGAGTCCGCCCTGGTGTGTGGCATACGTGCCCCGGGGAAAGGATTTTTGATCGTCAATGGCAGGGAGTATTTCCAGTGCAGTGGCATCACGCCCATCCTGCGGAGCCGGCAGGGCACTCACCGCATCCAGAACAGCCTTCTGCAGAACATCGGGATCATAGTCACGACCATCACGCGGAACAGGAATATGGCTTACCGCCTCCTTCACCATCTGTTCAAGCATCGGACGCACATCATCCGGGGTGATACTTTTACCGTCTGCCGGCTGCGGAATATTTGCGACCGCATCATTCACCGCCTTCTGCAGAACATCCGGATCGTAGTCACGACCATCACGCGGAACAGGGATATGGCTTACCGCCTCCTTCACCATCTGTTCAAGCATCGGACGCACATCATCCGGGGTGAGACTTTTACCGTCCGCCGGCTGCGGAATATTTGCGACCGCATCATTCACCGCCTTCTGCAGAACATCCGGATCGTAGTCACGACCATCACGCGGAACAGGAATATGGCTCACTGCCTCTGTCACCATCTGTTCAAGCATCGGACGCACATCATCCGGGGTGAGACTTTTACCGTCCGCCGGCTGCGGAATATTTGCGACCGCATCATTCACCGCCTTCTGCAGTACTTCCGGATCGTAATCACGACCATCACGCGGAACAGGGATATGGCTTACCGCCTCCTTCACCATCTGCTCAAGCATCGGACGCACATCATCGCCCGTCACGCACTTCTGTAATACCACAGACAGGGACGCCAGTTTTTCTTCAAACGTTTGTGCCTGCGCGGCTATTTTCCCCTCAAATGTGCGCTGTAAATCCGCCAGCACTGCGGAAAATTCTTCACCCAGCGCACGGATAATGGACAGTTCCCGTTCCGTCATTTTCGCAGTATCCCCCCTGAACATCGCCTTCACCGCATCATGCTCTGTTTCAGTGATTGCCTTATTACCGTCAGATGCGCCGTCAGGCGGTTGCGCTAAGGCCGTTTTCCCGGTCGACGCGAACGGATCCTCACGGGCATCACGACGGGACAGCGCCTCCAGACTGTAGTTCTGCTGCTGAAGATACAGTGCATCTCCGCCGGCCAGGGGCGGCAGGTTCTCCCGTTTACGGGCCTCATTGGGCGTGAGAAGCGTATTTTTCACCGCATCCCCCAGCGTTTTCATGCGCCGCTCACTGTCCATTCTCAGCAGCGTGGTGACATCAAATTCCGTACTCTCGTTTTCCCCCGTTTCCAGCGCCTCATCCAGTAACAGTTCAATGGACTCAATCAGCGTCTGCAGGCACTGGGAATAATACTGCTGCTCCAGCGCCTCCACATTGTCACTGGAAGGCGGTTGTCCCACGCCAATCTTGTAGGCCGGAACACGGAACACCGAACAGACAATTTCAGCGGTCATCTTCAGTTGTTCCACCGTCTGCGCATCCACCGGTGAAAACGTCGTGGGGTTGTATTTTGCCCCGTTGCTCAGAATAGCCGTTTTCCCCGCATTTTCGCCTGTATACCCGCTGTCCCAGTTGCTCTTCAGTTTTTTCGCATTTTCTTCCGTAATACTGCCGGGGATCTCAATCACCCCGGACGGCCTGCCGCCATTTCTGAAAAAAGACGTCGAATTTTCCTGAATATGATGCCCCTGCGTGGCCGCCAGCCCGGCGGCATACACCGGCGGCAACCCTATAAGCGGATGAAAAAAACAGTTAAACCGATCATGGATCACTTCCCGGGCAGGCACCGTCACCGCCTCAGTGATCCCGCAGTTCCGGTCCGGCGTGATGCGGTAGAACACCTCGCCGTCATCCGCCACCAGAGGTTCAACCCGGTTCCAGTCCAGAATACGCAGTTCTTTGATCTGCCCCCGGGCATTACGGATTTTCAGCACCACCGTATTGCCGTGACGCAGTTTGGCGTTCAGCCACAGTTCAAAAAACTGAATGCGGTTCTGCTGCGCATTGGGGCGACGACAGAGGCGGGCAATATCCCCCCGGCGCGTTTCCCTGCGTATCCCATGCGCATCCGTCTGCATAAGACGCAGCCGCATTTTGGCGATATCCTGGGATATCAGCGAAATACATGCAAACACCGCATGAAAGGAGAGGACGGCTTCAGGATCGGCTTTCACGCCCTGCTGCCAGGCGCCGGAAAAGGGCTCAGCCACCGCCTGAAACAGGCTGGTCCAGCCCTCCTCTCTTACGTCACGTCCTGATTTCTGGTTTTTTCGGGTTCGCCGTAAAAGGTTCCACATTCGCCATGCTCCGCATCACGTTTCTTTTTCTGACCTGCCGGACGTCGCACCGTGATGTACTCCGCCTTTCCCAGGCGAACCAGCACCTCCGCACACGGCTGTGCCACATCACGGATATCCCCGGCCCGGGCATCATGCGTGCCCTGCAGATATCGGATCTTTGCCATAACCTGTTACGGGAGGCGCACGCCTCCCGTCCTCCTTATCAGACTCAGCCGCCGGACGCACTGCCATAGTTCACTCCGGTGATCACCGCCACCGCCGCGGTACGGCGACGACGCCAGTTGATCCAGCGCTCCGCACGGATGGCCACGCTGCCTGTCTGGAACATGGAAACCAGCTCCACCGGCGACGGCGTGGTACTGTCGCCGGTCGGCTCAGACTGCATTTCCAGTGATGCCTCGCGGGACATATCCACTGCCACGCCGCCGTCATCCGCCAGATAAATATCCGGGGCATTCACCAGCACCAGCTGGTCACCCACGTACTGGGAGACAATCACCGGCAGCCCCTGGAAGGAGCCACCCAGCAGGGTCATGTCCGGGTATTCTTTCTGACCCAGCGCATTTTTACGCATGGACAGCGCCAGAGCATTGGTGCTGGACATCAGCCAGACCGCACCGGTGGGCTGCAGGTTTGCTGCAACAAACTGTCCAAACGCCGCCTCTGCATCCGCATCCGGGTTACCGCTTGAGGCCGTGCCCTTCACATCATGGGTGATGGACGCCGGGGAGACATCTGCCACCGCCGCTTTTTTCGGGTCCACAAAGTCTGTATCCAGACGCGCCACCACCGCTTCCGCCAGCGCATTACGGACCAGTGCATCAGCAGCCGGACTGGAAAAACGGATCAATTCTTCCGTCAGTACCGCAATGGCCGACACCTTCGCATGACTGAAGGTGATGGATTCAAAATCAAACTTCGTCAGGGGTTTTGCCTTACCCTCCCCCACCCAGCCGGCAGCACCGCCCGACACCTGGGCGTGCACACGGATATTGAACGGCACCTGACGAAGTGCAGGGATCCCGCCCTGACCAAATCGCCCGATAATGGTCTGAGGACGCAGGTAATCAATAAAGTCCTGTGCGTATTCCTGATATTCAGACAGGCTGCCTGCCCACTGCGGATCCGTGGTGGTCCCCGCGCCCACTGCCGATTTCAGGACATGATGCAGACGACTGTCATCCGGATACTGACGACGGGCCACTTCCAGGGCTTCAGAGCGGACACCTTTAGCCGCAGCCAGCGATTTGGCAAAACGTGCGAAACCAATCCCCTTATCCAGTTTCTGCTCCACACGGATCACAGGCGCAGAAGCCACCGCGGCCACATTCCCGTTACCGGCCTGTTTCACCGGCTGCGCCGTGGCGGCCTTACCGGCTTCCAGTTCACGCAGGCGCTTCAGGTGCGCATCCACCTGACGTATTTCCGCTGCGGTGTTGTCGTAATGCTCTTCCTCCTCCACATCCAGCGTGCGCCCTTCCTCTGCGGCTTTGGTCATGACCTCCTCAAGGGAGGCTGCCAGTGCTGCACGCTTGTTTTCAAAACTTTTAATCTGTTCGCCAATATTCATTATGGTCTTTTCCTTATGAAAAACGGTTGTTGACTGTGCCGCAGCGCCGGCAGAAGATGCGATTTTCACCACCGGTTTCCGGTTGCCGGACGCGGCAGAAAACTGGCGGTCGTAAGATTTAATGGTCCGGATGGTGCATTCCGCATTCGCGGGCACGGTGACGGCAGACACCTCCATCAGCTCCCAGCGCAGAAAATGCAGTCCGCCTCCGTCCAGAAAGGTGTATTCATGAGGACGGAAGCCCACGGACAGCCCCCTGACCAGCCCGGTCTTAATGGCCGCCCAGGCCTCATCCAGCCTGGCAGCCAGTTGCGATGGCATATCCGGCACGGGCTTCGCCAGTGTTGCCGTGATTTCCAGCCCTTCGCTGACCCGGCGCACCGTACACTGCCCCACCGGGCGGGAATGGTCATGCTGCCAGAGAAACGGGATCGCACTGCCAAACTCCGCGCCCTCCGGCTCCAGGATGTCACCATCCCGATCCGGAGAAGGCGTTGACGCAATCCCGGTGATCACCCTCTCATCCTCACTGAAGGATTTCACCGTCAGCAGGGAGCAGGCCCGTTTAAGAGTCACATCAGCCTCCTGAAAATAAAAAAACCGCCGCAGCGGTCCATGATGGTTACAGGGTGAACAGGGTTATATGAAAAAAACCGCATATTCTTTCTTTTTCGGCTCCGGATTCAGGGACATCAGGGATACCGCATTGAAGAGCGCCATCAGCGGGTCAATTTTCCCCCGTCCGCTGGCCTGTTTGGTAATAAGGATGGCGTTACCTTTCGGCTCCACCCGGGCATTGCCAACGCACCAGGCCATCAGTGGCTGACCACCATGCACCAGCACTCCCTCAGCCAGTTTGCGCTCGGTGGTTTTTATGGCCCCGCCCAGCTTCCAGCCCTGGCTTATCCCCACAACAATTCCGTCGGGGATCCCGGCTTCCGCCAGTGAATCCAGAATCTGCCCCACACCTGACGGGTCAATACCGATATGCTCCAGTAACTCAGCCTCATGAATACGACGCACATACTCCGCCACTTCCGCCGTGTCATCCCCGACCCGACGGACAATCGTCATATCTCCACAGGCCACAAAATCCTGAAACCGGGATGCCTCACTCTTCCGTCTGACCACCGCGGTTTCATGCGCCCAGGCATGGCCCCAGCCCAGCCATTCGCGGGTTTCCCTGTCACGGCCAATCACGTACATTCCCAGCAGATCATCCAGGCCCCCGCCGTCAATCCCCACCGTCACCACATCAGCGCGCTGCAGGATATCGTCCAGGCTGACGCGCCTGCCCTGCTGCTCCCAGAAATCCGCACCCGTCCAGCGGTCAGAACGCAGGGCAAGACCAATTTCCACATTGGCATGTTTTGACATGAAGCCACGAAATGCTTCCTCACCAGCCTCCCGGGCTTTACGGTACTCCCGGTACAGAAAAGCCTCATCCACCGAATAACCGAGATTCGGATTGACCATGGCGAGGTTTTCCATCAGCAGGTGCTCACCGCGCTCCACCATCTCCGGCGGATGCTCAAATATCACCGGCAGAAAGTGCGGATCATGAATTTTGCCGTCACGGACATCCCGGGCGTACTGCAGTTTCTGTCTGAACACCCCGGCTGGCGGCTCATTCGACTGGGTGGTCGTATACACCACAAACCCTTCCGGGCGGGAGGCAAGGCCGCCTATGGCTTCACGTAACATGTCCTCCGCTTTGTACTGCTTGCCAAATAACCACAGTTCATCAATCAGCGTCCCCACGGACTTGATACCGGATACCGTATTCGGATCGGCAGCCACCACCTTAAGGGTGGTGTCCGTCACCCTGTGGGTGATGGTCCGGATATGTGTCTGCACCTGGCAGAGGTCATCCAGATCATCGTCCCGTCGTACCATATCCCGCGCAGGATTAAAGGCGTTAGCCGCCACCTCCACGGTCGGGGCCAGAATGGTGTAGCCCGCCGCCTGCCGCCAGTTCAGTAACAGCGCCGTCATCATGATCCCGGCAGCCAGCGTGGACTTGCTGTTTTTCTTGGGGATAAGGATAAAAACTTCCTTGATATGGCGTACACCGGTCTGCGCATCGTAGGAGCCAAACAGGGCCGCCACCAGGTCAAACACCCACTGTGCGCAGGACTCCCCGAACGTCGGGCTGCCCGGTGCATCCACAATCCGCAGTTGTTTAAAAATCGCCAGTGCATGTGCAGCCTGATCCGAATAAATCGGGGCCGGAATAATCGACAGCCCCTTTTTCAGGCGCTCTGCCCAGTCCGGGCAGGCCGTGCTCCACACAGGTATCATCCGTTGCCCTCATTATCATTATTCACCACCAGTCGGGGTGGTGGTGGCACCGCAAAACGGTTAGCCGCTTTTTTCGCCGCGTCACCTTTTGCCGATTTTTTACCGGCATCCCCTTTTTTGTGGTGCGTGAACTGCGCCAGCTTATAAGCCGCATCCAGCGCCAGCCTGGGGTCGGTATTAATGTTCTCCACCAGAAGACGCCCCATCGCTTTCACCGGATCGGGAAGACCGTCCTCCATATACTCAATACCAGGAGATATCACCACGGGCGGTGGCATCTCCGGATTTGTTTCGTCCGGCTGTGGTATTGCAGCCGCCTCACGGCGACGGGGTTTATCCTCCTGCTCTGATTTTTTCTGCCGGTAAACAGGAACCTCATCCACCTCCACCGTCTCGCACTGTTTACGGGCTATAAACGCAAGCACCTCCGGATCTTTTGCCAGCTGCGAGCCTTTAACCCTGGCTGTCTTCGCCGAATAACCGGCGGCAATGGCTGACGCTGTTTTGTTTTTCCCGGACATGAGCGCCAGCGCAAATTTTCGTTTTTGCGTTGTCAGCACAGCCTCCTCCCGGGTCCAGAACGCACTCAGCCGGGTATGGTTCAGCCATTTTTCCCGGCGTCTCATGCCGCAAATGTTAACTGCTGCCTGGTTAACATTTGCTGAAAAAGCCTGTTAACATTTTTTCCACGCAACAAACTGAATAATAAAGATAAAAACCGCAAAAATGCCCGGACAGCCAGTTAACATGTTAACTGCCCTGAAACGGGAATTTTTTCTCTGCGTGAGAGGGGGCGCGGTGTCCAAAGCGATCGTTTTTTACGCCGGATGATACCCCCCCGGGTCGGGTTACAGTCCGATGATGTCGTCCGCTCTGTCACTACCTCCGGACACCTCCGGCAGCGTCGGGTCCGGCATACCACCCGCCGCTTCACGAGCAGACTTTTGTCGATGGCATTCGGTACAGAGCGTCCAGAGATTCGTCTCCTCATTACCACCACCGAACTGAAGTGCAATTCGGTGATCGAGTTCACTGTCACAGAGGTCAACCACACGACCACAGAGACAGCACTGCCCGGCATCCCTGAGCCAGATATGACGCTTGAGGGAAACACGTGCACTGCCACTGACACGACGCTGTTCACCCTTCAGAATATTCACCCGTCGGGTATTCAGTGTTTTGATTCTGCTCTGGAGTGTACGAAGCTCAGCCATGTAAAATCCCCGTCATATGGCAATCAGTAAAGGAAATAAATATGTCATCGAAAAACCGGACCCGCAGAACCACAACCCGCAATATCCGTTTCCCCAATCACATGATTGAACAGATCAACATCGCCCTTGAGCATAAAGGGTCCGGTAACTTTTCAGCGTGGGTTATTGAAGCCTGCAGGAGAAGGCTGGCAACAGATGCAACGCATCTGCGTCCGGCCAGCATGACAAATAACGAGAAATGAACGTTCGGTTACAGGAGCAGGTACCCACTGTCCTCCAACAATATTTCATCTTCATACCCGGCGGAACAAGACTTACCCAGCCGGGATGTACAGAATAACAACAGAGTGATAATTAATTTCTGATGAAATAATCAGGGTGCAGAAGGACTAAAGATAAACGTTTTCTTCACGCCTTTACGCGGCCTGTCCTTCTCAAATCGCCATTTTGCCATCGCCTTTACAACCTGCTCATCAAACAGATGGTGCGGCTCTGAACGGATAAACTCAATTCGGGTGACAGTACCATCAGCACCAATATCAAACTTCACATCAACCCGTCCCTTTATATAATTTGCCGCTGCATAGGCCGGATATTGTGGTAATGCCTTAACCAACTGTCGGGGCATATCTGTTTTATGTTGCGTACAGCCCATAACCAGAGAAGACAACAAAATAATTAACGGAAGATTTCTTTTCATTTTCATTCCCGGCACAGATAAGAATAAGTCTTATTCTAACAATGCCACCCTGTCGGTCATCAATCCTCTGCTTAATGGCAACGACAATTATCCGACTTAAATCACAAATCAGACACATGACATAACAGAGCTTGCGAGGTAACACATCGTCCGGTTTCTTCCACCATCGCACCGGACCAGCGACCATGAGGGGACAACGCCGCGCTCCGTTAACGCGGTAAACCCCGGTGTGTATCGTTTTTGATTATCCCCGCACACTCGCGCAGAGGAGTCTCCCGGTCGGGCTGCGGTCTCTGTTAATGCAGGAATACGGCGACGATACGGCGCATAGTTATGTCAGGCTGAAATGCCTTTATCAAATCCGGGTAACGCAATCTGCCCCTGCTGCTCCAGCCTGTCCAGCCTTGCCAGCAACTGAGGCTTCTTCACCCTGCCCCAGCGATTGAGCAAGCGACCTGACATACTGGCGACATCTTTCTCTTTCATGTATTCCAGCATGACTGCATTTCTCTCAGCTTCCAGGTGTGTTTTTCCCTGCATGATAAGTTCTGCCATCCAGTTGAAAGCCTGGATGTACGTAACCTTTATTTGCATCGCAGTCTTACCAGTAAACCCCATAACGACCAGCATGTAACCGTCTTTCGTCATGTTAAACATTGGCTGGACATCACCATTTTTATCAATAAAATCAGTAGGCTCAAAATTGAGCCGGGCAAAATCATCAGGACATTCAGAAATGGTTTGCCTGATCTTTCTTAATACGTTCTTATGACTCTTACCAAAAAATTCCGCCACTTTAATACTCGTGGTCAGGAGAGAGCCTCCCACTACCATAGCCATGTCACGAAAATCAATGCCGTTAACAACGGTAGAATATTTCATAGCGTGTACCTGCTCTTTGAAATGAACCTTTGCCGCACAGGAAACCAGCCCACCGAGGCTCGCCAGCACTAACTGGTATCCTCAAAGGCTCATTCCAAAGGGGCAGGTTCGGTGGTTATCATGCGCTGCGGTGCGCGGTGAAATTCAGATATGAAAAAGCCAGCGATTAAGCAGGCTCTGTTAATTCAGGCACTGAGTGCGGATATATTCCTGAAGCGTTCTCAATGCGGCCTGATCGCTGATGATTCCGTCTCTGATACCGAGAACGTTTCGTCCAGCAACTGGAGAGAGTTCGACGGCGGCATCATTGCCCACGCCGGAGGTGGTGGGGGCTTCACGCACGGAGCCTGGACAGGTGGCGTTGATCCGCAGGCGCTTACGACCAGCGGCAACATCAGCACGCAGAGTTTCATTTTCAGCTCTCGCATCGGCTAATTCCCTCGAGTATTTTGCATCGAGCGCAGCAACATCGCGCTGGCGCACCTGCATATCAGTAATGGTTGCGTTTGCCTGCTCCAGCTCTCTGGCTTTTTTATCGCGCTGCGCTTTGTAGGTGATGGCGTTATCGCGGTAATGATTCAGCCCCAGACTAAGCGCACCACAGACCACCAGCAGAATAACGGTAAACGCGGAAAGCATTCGGTTTATGCTCACTCCAGCAGCCCCGACGAAGACAACATCATCCAGCCCATGGAAAGAAAAAGAGCAACCAGCATTAGTGAAAATGAAATGCCGACGATTACACAGAGGATCTTCGCCAGCATTATGAGTTTGTCTGACATGCTTAATCCTCCCTTCACGATTTCAACGCAATGACCAGTTTTGCCAGCCCATACAGTATCGGAGACACAGCGATACCGACCGCCACCCACTTAATAGCAAAAGCCAGCGCTCTGCTGATGTCATCACTTACTGGCGCTTTCAGTTCAAGGCCGTTTTTCATAGTCAACCTCAACAGAATTCGTTTATACTTTTCCATGTTCTCCCTTGCCTTATCCAAGGTCAGAAACACAAAACCCCGCTTGCTGCCAACAAACGGGGTTTTTACTTTTATTCACTTAGGTTTTGCCAGTTCGCAGGATTTCGTGTTATCCGTCCGCGTTGGCCAACGTCATTTTTCAGCAAAATATTCTGCTTATCTGTCGATACCCCAGCACGCCAGCGCGCTCTCCTGGTCACGACGGGATACCTGACCATAACAGTTATTTGAGCGGATACGGCAGTCTCTGCCACCGTCCTTAATCCACCAGCGAATCGCTTCACACGCTCCCCTGCGATCGCCTGCATTAATTCGTTTATAAAACGTCGACGGGAAACACTTACCGGGGCCAATGTTATACGGGCAGAATGACGCAATACCCGCTTTCTGGGGTTCAGTCAGTGGCACTTTGATGTTTTTCTCCACCCATGCCAGCGCCTTATCCCGTTCGATAGCGTTAACCCGGTCGCATTTTTCCTTCGACAGCTTCATGCCAGGAATAACAGGCTTACCATCCACCCGGGTGGCTCCACGGCAGATGGTCCAGATACCCGCACCATCACGGTATGCCGTGGTGTGGTTACCTTCTTTTTCGTCAAGAAACTGGTCGAGGATTTCAGGCGCAGAAGCCCCTGCGGCAATCAGCGCCAGAACGGCAGCTGACAGGCCGTATTTGATTTTTGCGTTCATGGATATTTATCAGGATTTATAGCTCTCTTATTCCTGGATATGTCAGATATATAATCCGGTACTCACGATGAATATAATCAACAGGCACCAGGACACACCCGGTAACAACAAATGAGATTTTATAAATGAATAATAATGACAACAATTTACGCAAAGAGTTTTTGCAGATAATGAACGAAAATGTTAAATCAGAATTAAAAGCGCTTATCCCGGATAACAGCGAGGCCACTCAGGCCATTCTCTCAGAGCCTTACGGCATGCTTTCAACAGAAACTCTGGATATCATTATCACCACATTAACACCATTGATGCTTCAGCATCTGAAGCACAACATTAACAAATGGTTTAATGACGAACTCAGTCACCCGGGTTGTTCATGGGATAAAAACTTTGCCTGTCTGCAAAAAAACGGCTCTTCAATAAACTATCGCTTAAGTTCAGATAACCTCTCCCCAAACCGCCCTTTCAGATAAGTCAGTCCGGGATGAAACCAGTAAGCCGGCACTTTTTTAAAGGGCGGGTTGTCAAACTCACGAAGAAGAGCCTCCCGCACAACTACATCCTTGTCAGCACCACAGGCAAGTGCTTCAATCTCTGCCGCCAGCTGCAGATATCCCATGCAGCGACCAATGCGCTGCATCAGCCCCTGCTTTTTATTGTTCTTCATGTAATCAATGGCAAATTCAATGAGCGCCTCACTGTGCTGGTGCGATGCTGGTGTTACTTTTCCATCTTCACTGATCGTGATATTCCAGTCATCGCTTGTCACAATAAAAGATGGCCGATTACCCCCCCCATTCCTGGTCTTTATCCGGTGCAGACGCAATAAAATAACGTTTATTGCCTTCCTCTCCGGCACTTTTAACCGTAATGGAGTACTTTTCTGACAATGCGGTCGGTAAAAACTTTTCCTGCAAAATATTCGCAAAGATCCTGCGAGCAATTTTGATGCAATCATCGTAAAACGCCGCAAACTGCTCATCGCGGCGTTTGTTTGCATCTTCAGAAGGCATCAGCGCCGACAGTTTTTTATTCAGTTCAGCAATTTCATTTTCCAGACGACTGAAGCGCTGATTCATTTCTTCATGGTTCATCACCTACTCTCCCCGTGCCGCCTTACGACGGTCTTCTTTAATCTTGAAATACAGGTTCGTCAGATATGTCAGCAGCCCAAACAGCAGACTCCCCAGCACGCCTATTGCCGCCCACTGAGACGGGGAAACCCTGTCCAGCAACTGCAGGAACCAGTAGCCCGTTCCCACCGCTGACGTGGTGTATGACACACCTGTTGTGATTTTTTCCATCTGGTACATACCCCGTCTCCCGCAATCCGGAAGCTCACAACAATAAAAAAGACCACCGGCACACACCGATGGTCCCTGACGCATGCTTACATCATCATGTCGCTGTCAGGTGTGGGGTCACCGCTATCTGAAGCACTCCCCTCACCCGCGATGCCTTCCGGCTCCGGAGCTGCCGGTGCGCCCAGCAGTTCATCCAGAATGGCATCCACTTCTGCATCAAGACGCGCTTCCAGCTTATGGCGCAGTTTCTGTTTCAGTGCGCTCAGGACTTCTTCAGAGCGCAGGACGTCCTTCACTGCTTCAGCAGTGACCAGGGATGTAATTTCTGACATGGGATTTTCTCGTCGAAAGGTGTGATTAAGAAAGTTGCCGCTAAATGAGCGGCTCTTCGGGTTTGCTTCCGGCTGACTGACTGGCGCTGATTTTCTCAGCGGCCCTTTTGTCAATCTGTCTGCGCCAGAAGTCACGCATGGCCCGGTATCCACCCGAAAGGAGATACAGCACACAGACTGCCGTACAGAAGTACAGCATCACCTGATGAATAAAAGTCATAATTTCTTACCGTTATTGTTGACAATAAGAACTGTTTTCATTTAAAAAACAGAGCACGAAAGTATCGTTCCTTTATATTTCTCCATGGGTATTACCACCGCCAGTCCATTCCGGTAACTGGCGGCTTTTTTTATCATGCCGCAGTGTCTGTGCTGTTCACTTCCACCGCAATGCTGTCAATCAGCAGCGTATACGTCGCCGATTTTGATATATCGGTCAGTTGCAGTTTGTCCGCCGCCCCCGATGCCGGTGACTTCACCAGTGTGAACGCCGCTCCCCCGTTTCTCATCCAGTACTGGTGTCACCTGAATGCTGTTGTTTCCGGCAAACTCAAAAGCCAGCGTGTGCCATCCGTTATCAAAGACCCCGAATGTATCCAGCTTCGCATTCGGCTTCCTGTGATGCATCGCGTTCAGGTTCGTCGTATCCGTCTGCAGGAAGAAAGACATCAGCATATCGTTACCTTCTCCTGACAGCGTCACCCCCTCCGGCAGGGACGACAACTGCCAGTAAATGCCCAGGGCAAACTGATTCGGCACCAGTGAACCCGGCAACTTAAACCGTACGCTCACACGTCCGCCCTTCTTCAGTAACTCCGCACCCTGTCCGGCTGCATCATGCTCCAGAAACCAGATGTGGTTTTCCGGTTTGTTCAGTTGCAGGGCCTTACCTCCCGTAGCCCCCGCATCACTGACCACCGCTTCAGCAATGTTTTTGTTAACACTGTCTCCGCCCGCCGGTTTGTGATAATAGCGCCAGCCCTGTGATGCCAGGTCTTCGCCGGATGCCAGCAGACTCATCAGGGTTCGGTTACTGACCGGGGCTTCCGCCTCTCTCTCCGGACCTTCACCGGAAGGTACGGTGGGCTTCACCATATCAGGCTGTTTTCCGGTAATGAATTCAGCGGTTCTCCCGGCGTGCACCAGAATCGCCGTTGCCAGACGGTCGGAAATAATCCCCCGGCGTGCCCAGGTGCTGAAATGGCTCGCCCTGTCCTGTGACGTCCAGGTGGCTGAGCTGTCACGCCATTTCGAACCGTAATACCCGATACCCGGAATGTCCGGGTCTTCTTCCTGTTTGTTCGTCGGCACATTCACCCCGTTCTCATCCGTCATGAACGGTACGAAATGGATATTCTTTTCCGTTTTGTTTTTATAGCTGCCGTACACCGTCTGGTACGTGGATTCGTTCTTCTGCTTCCAGAAATACGTCGTGTCCCCGCATATCCAGGGAACACTGCCAGCAGAGCCACTGACGCACTGGCCTGCCATATCCGCCAGGTCTGCACGGAATTTATCAACCAGCGCACCAAACTGTGCTGCGTGATTTACCGGCGTACCGCCAAAATCAAATTCCCCCTGCATCCACACCACGGCAAACAGCACATTTTTCGGGTTCTTCTTCAGTGCTGCTTTTGTTCGACCGATAAGGTCCTTATACAGCGGCTTGTCCACACCCCAGCGGGTTGAATTCTCCGAGGCACCACTCGCGTCACTGTATGTGCCATCAGCTCCGGTGGTGAACGCTGAACCACCACGACAGCACGGAACCAGCAGAATGCCCGCATTCGCCGGTATAAACGGCAGCAATTTTTTGGCGATATGCAGCCCCTGCCCCACGGTACCGTACTGCCCCTTTGACAGGTCCGCTTTCGGATGGTTAAGACGGCTCATGTCCTGCACATCATGCAGACAATGGTCCGCCGGAATGATGTCGTTATATTTACAGGCAACACCGCCCGGTGTCACCGTACTGCGGCGCGCCAGCTGCTTAATGCGCGGGTCCGGACGGTCATATGTCTCCGGCAGCGGAAGACCTTCACCATACGACATGCCATTTGACTGCCCTGCCAGAACCACAACAAAGTAATACTCCGGGTCGCTGGTGGCACTGACAGCCACCACCTTACCCTCATTACCGGTCACCGCCACTGGTGTGGTGACATCACCTTCCGCCGCAATGGCCTGCATCAGGGTATAAGGCGTGATGGCCACCGGACTGCCAAATGGCTGCCAGCCCTCCTTCAGTTTTTGTGTCAGTCGTTCAGCAAGGTCTGACGGCGATGCCGCCCTGACCACATCGTAGTGTTTAAATGCCATGAATCCTCCCGGCCGGGATAATGTTCTGAGTCAGAGAAGGCACGGGCTGACCACCGGAAACACAAAAGTCACACAGAAAAACAGCCCGCAAAAAAGAAATACGCCCTTACAGTTGCGCAAGGTGATTACTCTAAGGTATTATTAGGGTGCTGAATAAATTACTTCACGTTTTGTTATTTATTCCTTGCTTCCTTGCCAACCGCTCTTCCCAGGAGCGGTTTTTTTTTACATGTAAAAAGGCTCCTGCGATGAGGAGCCTGGATGTATGCCTAATCTCTGTATACTGCATGGTGCCGGGTGCCTCCCGGTGAACAAATGTCCGTGATATCAGTCGGCCACACAGGAAATGATACGATATCACCCCTCCGCACAGGGGGATTCACCATGCCCGTTTTTTTTAACAAACTCCTCATCAATCAGACAATCATCAACCTCATGAATTGTGAGGAATTTAACATTTCACAACACAGCCTTTTCCCTGCATAAAAAAGCCCCTCCGGAGAGGGGCTTCGCTACGTGTCTGTTAACCATATGCATGATGCCGGGTGCCTCCCGGTGAGTTCAGTATCAGCACCTGAACCCGCACAGAAAGGATAGAGTAGAAACACCTGCGCTGATATGCCCCTCCGCTCAGGGGGATTCACCATGCAGAACTTTTTTAACAACTCCCCCTCAGACAGGCAAGCATCAACCATCTGAACTGTGAGGAATTTAACATTTCACAACACAGCGTTTTTCCTGCATAAAAAAGCCCCTCAGGAGAGGGGCTGACACTGCGTATCTGTATCATCATGAACATGGTGCCGGGTGCCTCCCGGTGAGTCCAGTCTGGCGTCCCTGAACCCGCGTTTGCATTGCCTACAACAGAAAAGATGCAAATCACACCAGTCGCCCCTCCGCACAGGGGGATTCACCATGCAGAACTTTTTTAACAACTCCCCCTCAGACAGGCAAGCATCAACCATCCGAACTGTGAGGAATTTAACACTTAACAACACAGCCTTTTCCCGCACAAAAAAAGCCCCTCCGGAGAGGGGCCGATCGCTATGTATACACCATAAGCAGCATAGTGCCGGGTGCCTCCCGGTAGATTCAGCCTGACTACTGAATCTGCGTATTGTGACCATCGCTATGGAGACCATGTCAGACGCCCCTCCGCACAGGGGGATTCACTATGCTGGCTCGTTTTTACAAGACTTCCATCGATCAGACAATAGCCCATCAACCGAATTGTGAGTCATTTAACATTTCCATGAGGTAACTGATATCCAGCTAACAATCATCTACAATGGACGAAGCCAGTTCCAGAACTTGCCCACGGTACAGCAACAACCACTGCATACACATAATTACCACCGGACTCTCTGAACCTGCCTACTGGCTAACCCCAGATACAACACCACCAGTCACAAAAGCATCTTATTCTGAAGTACAACTGCCGTGCGGCAGATACTAAAAGCGCCTGTATGTAACAACATAAATATACAGGATATGTTTTATCCACGGGATATAATTTTGATTTCATCAAAACCGTTACTACCTGCAATTCTGTTGTACTCCTGAACAAGACTCAGTAACTCCGAATTAGCCGCGGTGAACTCCTCACAGACGTTCCGAAGTGCATCTACATCCAGAAGAACCATCTCCTGACCTGAACGTCGATCAGGGGTACAAAATAAAACTGTCAGACGACTGAAGACCTTTGTTCGTTCCACATTGACGGCTTCAATACGCTGTAACAGTTGGCTACATCTGATTTTCTCATCAATATTCACGCAAACACCAAATGATTATAACTTTTTATGCTGAACACATTCAGACTATATCTAATACAGTCAATCAATATATGCCTGATGAAAAAACATCAGATAACGTCTGCTTTCTGCAAATATGCATAGCTCTCAGGTGGTGCACCATAATACTGGTGAAATACAGAAATGAAGTAGGACTTACTTGAGTAACCACATTTTTCCGCTATCGCTTGTCCACACTCTCGCTGGAAACATACAAGATTAACAGCAACACGCATTCGCTCCTCCAGCAACAACCGACTAAAGCTATAACCTTCATCCTTAAGTTTTCGCTTCAACAAGCTTTCGCTCATATGCAATTGTAATGCAATCACACCAAGCATCCAGCCTGCCGATATGTCGGTCTGAATTATAGCCCTTACTTTACAGCTGATATTATTTACAGCACCGGACAAAAATAATGGCAGACGTCTGTCTGTTGCAAATAAGGAGATACATGAAAATGCGGTTATAACAGAGAAATCCTTCAAAGTATCACTGGATTCACTATGCTGGGTTATTAAAGCCTCCGCCAGTTCCGTATTGTAAATATCAGACATCAAATAAAGAGGCATTTTTGTCGGTGTATACTCCGTCAGTTCACACTCCCTTTCCAGATACTGATTGACGACGCTGTTACTTATATCTGCCATTTTCACTCTGTCGGCATAAGCACAGAAAAGCCCTCTTATATTTCTGGCAACAAGCATAACACTTCCGGCATCGAGTGAAACTTTTTCTTTTTCAAGAAAAATATCTATCGGATAGCGAATCAGGACCACAGAGCAGGCAACATCCATTTTGAATTAACCTGAGCAAAAAGACTTAATACCAGTATATTCCAAAAATGGCATTTTGGGAGATTACTTCTGCAAACCGCTCCCGCTAAATACATCCCTGATTTCCTGCGCAGTCTGTTCAAAACGCCCGGTATCCAGCTCAACGCCAGTTGCACGACGCCCCAGCACCATCGCTGCTTTAACTGCCGAACCCTACCCCATGAAGAAATCTGCAACCAGGACACCCGGCAGAAGGGAGACTACAGCCCGCAATTCGAAAAAGGCCACGCTATTGCGCAGAGTGATTACTGTCGGGTATTATTCGCCAGTTGAAGTATTACTTCACGTTTTATTGTTTATTCCTTGCCGCCCGCGTCTCCCAGCGCGGGCTTTTTTTGTCCATAAGAAAGCCCCTCCGGAGAGGGGCTGAAGCCGCATTTCTGTATCACCATGAGCATGGTGCCGGGTGCCTCCCGGTGAGTTCAGCCCGGTGACACCAAACCCGCGTATTCTCGCTTACGATCATCAAAGAGATCATACCGTTCACCAGTCGCCCCTCCGCACAGGGGGATTCACCATGCGAAATTTTTTTAACAAATGCTCAGTCTGACAGGCAACTGTCAACTTACTGAATTGTGAGGGATTTAACACTTCACAGCACAATATCTTTCCAGCGCCCCAAAATCATCAGGACAGGAGAAAATCTTCTCCCCCTGTCAGAGTTTAAAATCCAGCACGCCATTTCTAAATGCTTTATATACTCCTGAAGACGGTGGTGATGGTATATCAGCATTCTTTACTGCATTCATCGCTTCACGACATAAATCGGGATCACCGCTTTCTCTTTTAACCTGTAGCAGAAGACCATTCGGGGCCATATACATTCTCAGTGAACACTCTTTTCCTGAATACTTACTCGCATCCTTTAACTGTTCTTCTATGGCTTTCCTGACCTGAATGGCATACTGCCGGATTTCTTCACTGGCATCAGGGGTACGTTCCGATGAGCTCAATTTTTGCGACGTTATTAATTTATCTGAGTGATACAGAGAAGCATCATGATTATTTGTCGATACATCTTTTGTGCAGCCAGTTGTCAGACTGGCTAATATCAAAACAAGAACAGGTACAGCACGGCAATACATTTATCCATCTCCATATTAACAAGAACAATTATCTATAAAATATAGTAAATATGCGGGATCCGGGAGGACTTGTAACTATCATCTCCGGATCAGCATGTAGTTTTTATTTTTCCGGATGATATATGCCGCAATAATACCCCTGCATACAGATGCCTGCAAATATCTACGAAGCATCCGGCGAGAATAAACAAGGAAGTCTGAGGCTATCTTATATGATAGCCTGTTGCTCAAAAGACAATGATTCACTCATCAGAACCAACAACGCATAATGCAGATAATGGACCGCCATCGAGGACTCGAACCCCGCGCAGCCAGCTTCGAAGGCTGGCGCTCTATCCCGATGAGCTAATGGCGGTATGTGATATGGTGGCCCTTGCTGGATTTGAACCAGCGACCTGGCGATTATGAGTCGCTCGCTCTCACCACTGAGCTAAAGGGCCGGTCGCAGGATAATAACGGTACGTAACTAATCCTGCAATATCATCCGTTCTGACTGACTAAATCCTGAACTTCCCTGACCGTCTGCTCAAAACGTTCAGTCTCCAGCTCAACGCCAGTTGCACGACGCCCCAGCGCCATCGCGGCTTTGACTGTCGAACCCGACCCCATGAAAAAATCTGCAACCAGGTCCCCCGGACGACTGCTCGCGCTGATTATCTGCTGCAGCATTTCTGCCGGTTTTTCGCACGGATGTTTCCCGGGATAGTACTGCACCGGTTTATGCGTCCACACATCCGTGTACGGCACCTGCGCCGTCACGCCAAAATACCGCCGCAGATGCTTATATTCACTCTGCAGTTCCGCATACTGCCGGTTCAGTGAAGTATACGTCTCCAGCAGCTGGTGGTGGGGCTTCTCCAGTTCCCCCCGCTGATGCTTCTCTTCTGCCACCCGGGCAAACAGCGCCTGTAATTTCAGATAATCGCTTTCGTTCGGTAGCTGCCACTGACTGGCACTGAACCAGTGCGACACCATGTTTTTCTTTCCTGTGGCATCCACTATCTGTTTTGCCGTTATCCCCAGGGCAGCACGCGCATCACGAAAGTAAGAAATCAGCGGGGCCATCACATGCTGTTTCAGTGCCCTGCCCTTCGCCTCATACCCGGCATCTTTCGGGCGATACGGCCCCTGATAATGTTCCGCGAACAGAATGCGCTCTGTGGCGGGGAAATACGCCCGCAGGCTTTCCTTGTTGCACCCGTTCCAGCGTCCGGACGGCTTTGCCCAGATAATATGGTTCAGCACACTGAAGCGTTCACGCATCATGATTTCAATGTCAGATGCCAGGCGATGGCCACAGAACAGGTAAAGACTTCCGGCAGGTTTCAGCACCCGCCAGAACTGCGCCAGACACTGGTCCAGCCACTTCAGGTAGTCATCGTCGCCCTTCCACTGGTTATCCCAGCCCTCGGGCTTCACTTTAAAGTACGGCGGGTCCGTGACTATCAGGTCAACAGAATTTTCGGGTAACGACCGGATAAATTCCAGGCAGTCAGCGTTGATTAACTCACAACTGGATATTTTTACAGTATTAAACATGGATCATTAAGCCTGTCTCTGATAGGCTCATTCTGCTTTTGCGCAAAGCAGTGGGCCTGAGGTTTGCTTGTGACCCCAACGCATGAGCAGATGGCTGGTGAGTGCCCCTAACCCCCACCAGCCGCCCATTTACCACAAATAAAAAAGCCTTCAGGACTGAAGGCGTCTGTAACAACCGAACTGATAGTCTGCCAGACCCGCCATAACAAGCTGGGTCAGTATTAGCTGGCAGCGTTCGCGTGAAAGGTACGTATTCTGTGCAATCTCCCCGACTGTCGCCGGTTCGGTGGCACTTAATTCATTAAAAACTGCTCTGGCGGTTTCTGTCATATCCTGCTGTTTCAGCATGTCTTTTTCCCTTTTCCGGTTAACGTGACACACCAATAACTCTTGTCAAAAAAGCCAGCAAGCTGAAAGACCGGTATTAATAACCACCTGCACATTTTATGTACTGCACCATTTTTCTGGCATAAAAAAACCGCTCAATGCCGGGCAGTAAAATCTTTATTACTCAGGAAATTTTAACGTACTCTGACAGTATTAATTTCAAAATCATTAATATTTCCGCTATTAAATATAACGAATTTCTTACCCCCACTCCTGTATGATTTCGATAACACCAGACGATCATCATAGCGCGCAATAATGTAATACCATACATTCTCATAGTGGACCGCCTGATATTCCCTCTTAAACTGTGGTTTGTACCAACCGGCAATAAGAGAGAATGCCCAGAAATAAATCATAAACCCAGCCATCATGAACTCAATTCGGTGATGGCGAATAACAGACATTTCCGAAAAACATTTGACTGAAACAAGTCTTCTTCCAGACCTGACAAAAAGCGTGATTGCAAAGGCAGCAAGAACGCAGAAAATCAGTACATCTGGCTCAACATGCTGATGAATTACAGAAAACTCCAGAACAGGTGGAATAAAAAGCAGCAATATCGCGAGAAAAAGCCGGATAAAACTCAAATTTTGTATATTGCGCTTTTGTTTTATGCCCAAAAAGAAAACAATACCAACTCCCCATCCAATAAGGAATATAACAATAACTGTCACAGCATAAAACAAACTTCGTGCTACATCATCGACACCAGCCCCGACAACCCACCATGGAAAGCCATAGTAAAATGAAGTACCCCATCCATAGAAATAAGCGCTCCCCCATCCGAGACAACCCATATAAGCAACAAAAAGTGAAGAGTTTCTGAGCAGAGCACTGTCATCCATAGTAACACCATTAACAACTCAAAAATATCAACACACATTACATAACAAATTGGATTCCATGCAGTCAAGGGGCGTCATTGATGGAGAAAGTATTGGCACAATCGTCATCACGTTTAATGTCTATGCCATTTTTTGGGGGGTAAAAAACCCGCTCGGTCACGGGTTTTAGTGGCTTTGCCATCACGTATAATAACGGCAAAATATCAGATTTACACGAAATATATGCCTTTTTATCTACTTTTGCAATACTTTGCTATGAAAATGCCGCCTTTTGTTTTGAACGTGTTCCCTCCACCAACAATAAAGCTTCACTATCCAGCCGATGAAAAATGTGTTTCATTGCAACCCAGTGACCAGTAAATGTCTTGGACCAGTTTTTGGTTGTTACTCCCACCAGTAACGCCAGTTCCTGGTATTCGTAACCTTCCCCACCAAAAAGCTCAGCTTTTACCGCCTGCGCCGCCAACCAGATCAACGTCTTCAGGCGCACCAGAGTTTTTCCTGCAATTTTTCTGGTACCGGATTGAGCATTAAATTCAGTCCACGCCCACTGCGTTATCGCGATCTGATGCTCCCAGCAAATGCTACCGCTGTAACACCACAGCAGCCAGGCTTTATGATGTTCTTCAAGAGACAGAACGGCGCGTCGCCATGATGATGTCGAAAACTCAACCGGACTGACCAGGGCAATTGATGAGCCTTTCGCCAGTGATTGTTTACCCGGGATCGGGGGATTATCCCGCGTGATCATTTTTCCGGTTACCTCATCGCGGTAACGAATTTTTTTGCGTCTGTAACGCCCTGTATCGAACAGGGCATTTTCCTGCCAGACTTCCAGCTGGCCTTTTGTCGACCCACTAAGATCCGCAGTGGCAATCATGAGTTGCTCACGAACAAACTGTAAATACTGGTTATTCATGCACACCCACCTCTGTAATTATTATCTCCAGCCGTCCACCAGATACTGGCTTGCCACGTACAATATTGATTTCATCAAACTGCTCATCGTCCATTAACAACCCCGCGTGCGTCAGCGCATCCAGCGGTGCTTTCAGAATATTGTCCAGGTCACGGCGGCGCTTATCCGGTGGCTCTGCAATAATTTTTATTGCCAGCCGTCCGGACAGGCTTAATTTCAGTCGCTGCTGGCGAACAATAAGCGCCACTGCCCGGCGATAACGCTCCCCGGCTTTTGATACAAAATATGTGCTGCCACGGCGTCGCCAGTAAGTGTTCACCGTCGGCGGGTAAGGTAAAACCAAATCTATGAGCATCAGTCACCTCTTTTACCCGAGCACGCCAGTCGCAAAGGCGTGATCAAGAAAACGAAAAATTAACTCAATCTGAGAGCCGTACTTTTTCTCAAACTTCAGCGGGTCTGCATGAAGTTCGTTGTGGTGCTCCCGGCACAACGGTAGCGTGAAAATATCGTGGGCCTTTGTTCCCTCTCTCCCCTGACCATGACCAATCAGGTGATGTGGATCGTCAGCTGGCTTACCACAACACGCACACGGCTGTGTCTTTACCCAGCGCGTGTATTTCTCATTAACCCAACGGCGACGTTTAGGCCGCCTCATGAACGATTCAGGAGACTCCGGATCAACGGCGATACTGACAACCGTTTTTTTCTGTGGTGGATTTTGTTGCTGGTGGACGTGAAGTGGCAGCGCAATATTTTTTGTGCGCTGCTTCAGTATGCTGATGGCTGTCTGTTCTCCCGGTACGATGTCACTCTCACGGTATACGGAGCGGATTTTTTCCGCTGGTAATCCCAGCGAACGACGCGCTACTGCCTCAGGTAGTGCATCCACCACCTGATTGCAGGCCGCCCACCAGGATAATTCGGCCAGCGATAACTCCCTCTCCTGCGTACCGCTTATTGCGTGACGGATGACGTCAATCATCCAGGCAACCAGATTCTGCTGAGCAAGTTGATCGAGTGATTCTGATGTCTGGTCGCGCAGCTGGTTGTCACAGTGCCAGCACAACACCATCGCGCCGGTACCATAACGGTGAATGACGGTTTCGCTGTGATGATAATCGCCGTGTGGCCACTGGCAGGATTTCACGTGACGTAATAACCAGTCAGACAGTGCACCTGCACCACCTGCTGCACGAATAACCCGCTCATCGCTGAAAAATGGCAGTAATGTTTTATCCTCTGCCAGCGGCTGGCGAACGGCAGGAACGACTCCGGACGGCAGACCGCGCATGTTTTTCGGTTCCGGCTCCACCAATATTCTGCCGTTATGGAATACTGACATTGATTCACGGCCTGGCTTAACGATAACCAGACCGAGTTCCGGTACCAGAACAGGTCGAAGTAATACCCGCACGTTACCTCCAGATGCGCTGCTGGAATGTGCGGGACGGACGCGGTGGGCGTTCGGAATAAGGGAGCCTGACGGAGATTATCCAGTGACGACGATCGAAGCTGAGATCTTTCTGAAACTCGTAACCACGTCTGCGGTAGCACTGAATCAGCCATTCGGCCTGTTCTTCAGTGCATGGGGGATGCTGGAACCAGTCGGTTTTAAATACGTGCGAACACCGCCCTTGCCTACTGGCAAGGGCGGCAGAATTGTGCAATCTGCTATCGTGCGCCATCGGGATCTCCGGTGGCACGGTGTTTCTCAGCGACGGTTCAAGTCAGCCTGATTTTATAGCTGCTTCTGAATATCATCAACAGGTAATCCTGCCAACTCTCTTACCTCAGAAAGAAGAGAAAGGCTTACAACAACCTCATTACTTCGCATAACAAAACCACATTGAAAAGAACCATCACTGTTTCTGTAAACAACAACCGGGCGCATGCTCTCATAAAACCCCGGGATCAAACTGGCTGGGATTTTCACAACACCTCCTGACGTAAAGGAAATGAAATGCATTATCGCTTCTCTCGGACTATAACCATGAAAAGAGACGCATTTCACTCAGTAAATCTGAGGATTTTATGCGCAAGAACAATGACTTTTTCTGTCTGCCGTTTATACAATCTGAATTACGTCTGTTTTTTGAACACCGATAAATCAGCAAGCATTCTCAAATAAAGATTGCCTCCATAGTCCACATGGTGTAACACTATGTGTTATATAAAATGCAGAGGCAGGTATGCGAATTTTCAAAAACGCCTGGTTTGAACGTTTCGCCCGAAAACATCGGATTTCCGATAAATCGCTACGCAAAATCGTGGAGCAGGCCGATAAGGGGGATCATATCCGCAAATTTGGGTAGTGGTGTCATTAAACAAAGATTAGCCCGAAGTGGTGGCGGAAAATCAGGCGGTTACCGGACAATAATTTTTTACCGCGTTGCAGAAAAAGCCTTTTTCATCTACGCATACGCAAAGAATGAACGAGAGAATATCACTGCTATAGAGGAAAATGCTTTTCGAAAAGCCGCTCCCCATGTCCTCAATCTTACTGATGAACAGCTGGCACAATTGATTCAACAAGGCCAGTTCACGGAGGTACCCAATGAGTAAAAATTACCGCAGTGATGCACTTGCATCTGTACATGAAATGATGGAGTCACTCCATGATATCGGTGCAATCACAAAACAAACTATGCGCGAATTCGATGAAACTTGTCTTCAGCCTGCGCCGGTAATGTCTCCAGAAAGGATCCGTGCACTGCGAGAACGAGAGCATCTGTCTCAACCTGTTTTTGCCAGATACCTCAACGTCAGTAAAAACCTGATATCAGACTGGGAACGAGGAGTGAAACGCCCGGGAGGTGCAGCTCTTCGGCTTCTTTCAGTTGTCGAGAAAAACGGGATCCAGGTAATATCCTGATATTCTAATACAACAAAACCCGCCGAAGCAGGTTAAGTGCGGGTGCGTTGAGGATGCCTGACACATCAGAGGTGGCGAGGGATTTCTCCCTCGCCAGGTCTCTTACTCCTCAGGTTCGTAAGCTGTGAAGACAGCGACCTCCGTCTGGCCGGTTCGGATTCGTACCTCGCAGAGGTCTTTCCTCGTTACCAGTGCCGTCACTATGACGGTTAAACAGATGACAATCAGGGCGATTAACATCGCCTTTTGCTGCTTCATAGCCTGCTTCTCCTTGCCTTTCGGCACGTAAGAGGCTAACCTACATGTGCAAAGCATGAAATTGGCCTCAGATTAATGTTAAGCGTCCTGCAAGACGCGTAATGTTAACTGGGGCTTTTCTCTGTCTGCCTTACGGCGGCATGCCCGAGGCAGACAGCCTCAAGCACCCGCAGCAATTCTACTTAACTCTTCTTTCCCCGCAAATCATTTTATCCCCGATGGTAATGTTCTCCCGATATGGGAATTCCCATATCAAGGTTAACTCAATCGGTTAAAGCTCCATTAATTTTCCGGCCAGTTCATCTCGTGGCATTACCAGCCATCCGCGCGATTTAAGCAAAGCCAGGGCTTCTTCAACCGTCACCAGCTGGCCAGGCGCATAACTTCGGATGAAGGCGGTTTTATCGTCACGGATCGCCAGGTGAAAATCGATATTCATTTTTCCCATAGCCCGCTCTTTCTCGTACTGGTTGAAGTAACTGTCTTCGAGTTTTTCGAATACTTCCCACGCCTGATCGGTTTCGAGCATTTTTGCATGACGGGCTGCTCCGCGTTCTGTCCAGAGGATGAGAGTGCGGGTTTTGGGAGAAATTTTCACCTCATTTTGCGACTCGTTTAAAACTAGTCGCAAATTTTTGAGCTCATCACCAACAGCTTTAAAGAAGTGTTTTCCCTCAATAAATCGAGATTTATTTTCATGGTGATTCTGCTGTATACGGATTGCTTCTGTTCCGTAAAGGCGGGCGAGTAACTCAGTTGTGATTACAGGAATCTGGTTATAAGTGACAGGGGAAAGGTTTTTGACAGTAACTTGAGTCGTCATGATAACGCCCTCTGGTTGATGAATTTAACTATCACCACCTTCAGGTCTCAATCATCAGGTGGCGAGACGTACAGGGTTGAGACTACCGGATCAACCAACCGGCCAGCCTTTCGGCTGCCCCATACGCCTCACCATAATTCAGATGTGCGTGCGCATACGACAATAAAAAACACGCTCGCGGCGTGTGTCTGTCGCGGTTGAATATCCGGGGTCTCAATCCCGACGGTCAACTCGACCGTGCGGTGAATATAGCCCCGGATTAGTAATTACGTCAACCCCAGCGGCAAATCGAATAAACCACCAGCGCTACCGCCATTGCAACTCCTACCGTTACGAATGCCTCAGGCCTGGTCATCGTAAACTATCCTCAGCGCCAATCAGTCCGTTTCGCTTCAGGCAGTCCATCGCTTTATACGGTAATTTGGCTGACAGGCGAAAATCACCCTGCAGCATCAGGCTTATTCCCTTATCCCGGGCTTTCGCTCTGACCGCTGCCTCGCTACGACCAATCAGACTGCCGATACTTTCGACAGTCATCGTTCCCGCGCACTGCCGGAGTATCAGAATTTCAGCCCGGCACCACGTCTTCCACCCACTCACCGCTGCTGTTCTCTGGTGGCGGTAATATCCCGGAGAATATCCCGGCACTTGTTCAGCTCCCGCAGCACGGCGCAGACTCGCTCCCACTTCTGAACCTGACCTTTTACCCGGCGCAGCTCGCGGTTAGCCACATGCAGCGATGGTAGAATCAGGTCATCTGCTTTCGTTTCGGTGACCGATGGCTGTAACTTCACAATGTCTTCCACGATTTCTGTTTTCATTTCTTCCTGTGTCGTCGTTTCCTGGACTGGTAACGCAACACCTGCTGGCTGAGGAAAGGCTTTACCATCGGTTTCCGCTACGGATGCAGCTTCCGGCTCTGCCGGTAAATCAGCGCCCGGTATGCAGTAACGAAATTTACCGTTCTGATTTACGCGTGCCAGGCGCCCCGTTGCTGTTACGACCGCCAACGTGGAAGCAACCTTGCGAATGCTAACACCGAACTTATCCGCCAGTTCCTCACACGTTTTAGCCCCATCCTGACAGATAAACTCAATCATCATGTCCGCGGTAACTTTTTGTTCGACCTCCCCGGTCAGCACATCCGGTACTTCAGACTGTGCTGGCTGTTCTTCGGTTACCCCGGATTCACCTTCACCAGCCAGAAACCAGGTGTGACCCGTTTTATCAACAACGCCATTTTTTTTGAGCTCCCACAGTTCGTTGAGAACTTCTTCACGGCTGATATCAAGCCGCGCCGCCAGTTCAACAGAATTGGCTTTACCCATCGCTTTCAGTGCATGCAATACGGTTTCCATTAAAACTTCCTCCGGATAAAAATTACTTCTCAGTTCCTGTGCTGGCTGACGTTCGGACGCCAGCTCTCCCAGTTAAACGTCACCCAGCGACCACCGTTCATGGACATGCGGTCCATCACCCGCTCGCCGAGAAGTGTATTCATCGCTGCATGGTTAAGATTTGTCAGCATCCCCACACTGAGTAACGATGCCGTTCTGCGGTCAACAATCTGATTCAGCGTGACCTGCTCATTACGCGTATCCCGTTGCATGCCAATTTCATCCAGTACCAGCAGGTCAACGCCACACAATCCCTGCAAAAATTTTTCGCCCGAGTTTTTGTTGTCGTAGCTGCCATGTAACGCCAGCATCACATCCGCCACTGTTATCACAATCACACTGCGACCTTTCGCCAGAAGGTGGTTGCCAATAGCCGCCGCCAGGTGGTTTTTTCCTGTGCCAGGCCTGCCACTGAAAACAAAATTCGTACAGCCGCCTTCCAGCTCTGCCGCAATGGATTTCGCCTGACTCAGGGCATGGCGCTGACCATCGTTCTGCACCCGGTAGTTACCGAACGTACACTTCCGGTGAAGCGGCTGGATACCGGAGCGGTTAATGATTTTTTCAACCCGCGTCTGATGATTCAGACGATTAACCTCCTCGCTTCGCTTACGCCCTTCAGCAAGCTGCCATTCCCGCCACTCCGTCACCGTACGGTACGGAGGGATTGCATCCTGCGGCACAAATCTGCTGACTCTTGCCAGAACACCACCTGACGTAATGTTTTTCATGATGCGCTACCCCCTGAAACCCGGCGGAATTTCGGTATCCGGTTCAGAAATATGATTCACGCAACGCTGCGCGGGACCACGCCACAGTCGAATAACCAGTTCATCCCATTTCTCACGGAGTTTTTCCGGGCTCTTGATGTTTTTTATCCAGAACGGATCCCGTTGTGCCCGGCTGAACATTTCGCAAATTTGTCTGTGACTTCTTCCATCCAGCATCCGCATTGTGCGCACGTCATTGGCCCACGCCGTCCAGTTGGGCTCTTTCGGTCGCGTGATCTCACCATCGTCACTGGCAGCCTGTTCGTACAGGTTTACAACCCGCCCCCAGATCCACTGCGCACATGTCAAATCCTCCCGGGTTCCCCACTGGCGTTTTTTCACGCTGAACACAACAGCATCAGGATGGCGGGTTAAAAACGCCTGTTCAGCCGTCAACTCGTCCGGTTGCGAAGCGTCCGGACAAGAGAGTTTTTTATTCTCTGTTGTATTCTCTGTTGTATTCTCTGTAGGATCATCGGGCCATTTTGACCTGATGACATTGGGCCGTTTTGAACCAATGGAACGTTTCATTTTGACCTCTTCCATCGTGTCATTTTGACCTGATGGAGTGGCGCATTTTGACCCGATGGATTCGTTCACTTTGCCATCATCTAAAAGCGCGCTATCGTAGTTAATTGTGTAAAAATTAGTCATATCACGCTTCGATTTATTGAGCTTTTCGCTACGCAAAAGCCCCAGCGCTTTCAGACTTGCAAACGCACGCTTTAACGTTGACTCTGACCAGAACGGAAACTGTTCCAGCCATTGTTCCGTTGTGTTGTAAATCCAGCGAACGCCATCACATTCCATGCCGGAACTGGTATCCCTCAACCAGTAATGCAGTTGCTGCAACACAATGGCTTCGTTTAAACCAATCTTCATCGCCAGCTGTGTGTTTATAACCAGCGGGCGTTCAGCAAAAAGAAGGCTCATAATTCCATCCGGCTTTTTGTTGGTACTGGTGACGATAGGCACGCTTGAAAGCGATTGCTTTTTCTATAAGCTCGTCTGTCTCACGTTCCACAACAGCTGGATCTGCAAAAAGCAGCCCGGACTCCACCACATCGCCATATTCTTTGTTTAACCCGGCAATCATGTACGTAATGCTTTTTCCGTCAGTAATTTCGCGGTACAACCTGAAATCACTAATCCGGATAGCCTCCATAATTGCCGGAATCAGCGCCGTGAATTTTTCACGCTTATCCCTGGTGTCGATAGCCTTCCAGCGTTCGAATATCTTCACCCGGTTAACGCCAAGCGCACGCTGATCAACCCCGCCATCATCAAGCGTGACACGCTGAACATCGATGTTCGGGCGTTCCTGTAGAGCCCAGAAGGCTTCAGTAATTAATATCGTCGCCTGCTCCTGCGTCATTCCTGGTCGGCTTATCCAGGCATCCAGGGCATCGCGTGCCTGCTCAAGGGTGATTTTCATTGTTCAACCGCCCCGCCCGCTTCGTCTTACGATATTCGTCATAAACTTTGGGGTCATACTGAAGCTCCCCGCCGGATGCCTCTTGCAGGCGCATCGCGCGACCTTCAGGGACCAGTTTCCCCCATTGAGAAACAGCAGATGGATCAACACCAGCAGCTTTCGCTACTTTGGCTTTCGTCCCATAAAAATTAATTACGTCTGATTTAAACATCACCCCTCCAGGCTTGAGTTTTCTCAATAGTAATCACTCAAGGAATCTCAAGTCAAGGGTTATTAAGATATCTAAATATGAACGAGAAAACTTTAGGTCAACGAATTAGAGAAAGACGCAAACAGGTTGGTTTAAGTCAAAACGATTTAAGCAAAGCTGCTGGTGTATCTGGCTCATCAATTTCACTATGGGAAAGCGACCATACAGCCCCGCGCGGGCAAAATTTGCATCGCCTGGCTGAGGTATTGCAATGTTCACCAACTTGGATACTGTTTGGTGACGAGGATAAAACACCAGCTCCACCAGTTGCACTCAACAGCGCCTTAGACTTATCGGAAGATGAGTCGGAGATGTTGCGATTGTATCGCGCACTTCCAAAATCAGAGCAGCAAGCACAGATCAGCGAACTCCGTGCCCGCGTTGAGAATTTTAATCGCCTATTCACCGAGCTACTAGAAGCTCGCAAACGTAACAAACATCAATAACCCCCTTCACAAAATTTAAAGCCTTACATTTCAATGTATTGGCTTTGTTTTGCATTAAATGTTGAGTTTTCTCATCAAAAACACTTGACCAAGAGCCATGAGAAAACTAAATTACAATCCATCAAGACACCGCACGGTGTTCTCAGCAAACAGTTCCGCTACCCGGCGTTAAGGGCAAATGAGGTCAACATGGATACACTCAATCTTGGCAACAACGAATCTCTGGTATGCGGTGTGTTCCCTAACCAGGACGGCACGTTTACCGCGATGACGTATACCAGAAGCAAAACGTTTAAAACTGAAGCTGGCGCGCATCGCTGGTTAGCCAGAAACACTGACTGATGAGGTTGACGATGGAATTTAAAGATTTACCAGTACCATTCCAGGATATGGCAGCGAATATAGTTCGTTCTCAACTGGCGACTCTTGACCTGAGTACCGTAGAAAAAGAAACCATCGACAATATATCCCATAATGTGCGTAATGCCTTTATCAAGCTGTACGAAGAGAAGCTGAGTTCTGAAAACAAAGATTATTCACCTAAATTCACCCCACACCCAGGTGGAGTGAGTGAGATTTATCATGAAACAATGGTTAAAGCACTACGTATGCAAATAGCCGAACTTGAACATAAATTAAATTTAGTTAGTAAGTGCCAAAATCAGCACAAGGCAAAAGGGTTGCACTTTCATCATAAGGGCAAACAAAAATGTGAGCATTAACACCAACTGAATTAGCAACAGAAAAGGTTTGTTCAAGTATTTGATTCGAATTGAGCGTTGACTGAATAACGTATGCCCCTGGCAACAATTTATATTCAACGTCACCTTCATTAATCATCCTGGAGTATTTAAAATTTGGCATCAGAGTCTCGAACTTTTTCTCCTGTTCCATTGTTGCTTCAAATAACTGCACATGAACATAATATCGATTTGATTTAGAGTGCATTTTATCCTCCATAGAGGTTCTGGGTTAAAAATGGAGACCAACACGCTGTCACGTGTGGTCGTGCGCCGGACACGGATAAGAATCCGGCACTGACAGTTTACTGAAAGAACATATCCCTGAAAAGTCAGGACATAACACGAAAGCGCACGGCGAAATTAGTCTCTCTGTACAGGTCGTCGTTAAATTTAATTCGATCGTGCGCTTCCGGTTGTGGCAATCCGCGAAATGGCGCGGCGGTAAGTATGGCTGGGGCTTCCTCCATTGCTCCAGAAAATGCACCGGGTTGTCAGGTTGACCATGCGCCTGAGTGACAACACCACCACAACAACCTCTGTTATCACTTTTCTGGTGATTCGGCGGAAATGGATATCCGCCATTTTTAAAGTGTATTTTGTGATGCGGTGAATGCGGCTAAGCGCACGCGGAACAGTTAAAACAAGCGGTCTTTTACTGGCGTAACAGACATCAACTAACAATCCGGCGTTAATTGTTAACTGGTTAACGTCACCTGGAGGCACCAGGCACCACATCACAAAATTCATTGTTGAGGACGCGATAATGGAAACGTCACTACCAAACGTTAATACGTCTGAAGGGTGTTTTAATATTGGTATTCTGCTCAGTAACCGGGAGTTTACTGAGGACGCCATCAGGATGAGAAAATATGAGCCTTATCTTCTCAATGATAATTCCATACTCTCCAGAATTGCCCTTCTTGAACTTGGCATTTTCGGAGGGCAGCAGTGAGTTCAGCGTTTACACTGATGATGACGGTTTTTCTGATAACAGGTGAGCCACAGAAAGTGATTACCGGAATTTATGCCAGTAAAGAATCCTGCCATCAGGCAAGAGACGAGCAAAAAATTTCCGGTGAATGTCTCCCGTTAAACAAAGTATCGCTGTACCTGAATAACGAAATACCGGCTGGATAACCCGCCAGCCATATTAACGCCATACCAACGGATTAAAAATGCCAGCAATGGCAGGGATTCGTTCACCCTGAAATCTGTAATGAGGTTTAAACACAATGAGTAAAATATTTATTTGCGCCGCCATTCCTGACGAACAGGCAATAAAAAACGAGGGCGCTGTTGCTGTGGCCACAGCCATTGAAGCCGGTGATGAACGTCGCGCCCGCGCAAAATTTCACTGGCAATTCCTTGAACATTATCCGGCTGCTCAGGACTGCGCTTATAAATTTCTTGTCTGTGAGGATAAACCCGGTACACCCCGCCCAGCCCTCGACTCCTGGGATGCTGAATATATGCTGGAAAACCGCTGGGATGAGGCGTCTGCTTCCTTTGTCCCGGTCGAACCTGAATCAGATCCGATGAACGTCACTTTTGACAAGCTGGCCCCTGAAGTACAGAACGCTGTCATGGTTAAGTTCGATACATGTGAAAACATCACCGTTGATATGGTGATTAGCGCACAGGAATTGTTGCAGGAAGACATGGCAACCTTCGACGGACATATCGTGGAAGCTTTGATGAAAATGCCAGAAGTTAACGCCATGTATCCGGAGCTTAAGCTGTATGCCATCGGGTGGGTTAAGCATAAATGTAAGCCTGGTGCCAAATGGCCAGAAATTCAGGCAGAGATGCGCACCTGGAAAAAACGTCGCGAAGCAGAACGAAAAGAAACCGGGAAACATACTTCTGTTGTTGAGCTGGCCCGCGCCAGAGTCAACCAACAGCACACTGAAAACTCAGCAGCAAAAATCAACCCTGTCACTACTGCCATTCGTCGCGAATACAAGCAGACATGGAAAACCCTGGATGAAGAGCTGGCTTACGCTCTCTGGCCTGGTGATATTGATGCCGGAAACATTGACGGTACCATCCATCGCTGGGCTAAAAATGAGGTTATCGACAAGGATCGCGAAGACTGGAAGCGTATCTCTGCATCAATGCGCAAACAGCCTGATGCGCTTCGCTATGACCGTCAGACTATTTTTGGCCTTGTTCGTGAGCGCCCGATCGACATTCACAAAGATCCCGTTGCACTGAACAAATACATCAGCGAATACCTGACGACAAAGGGCGTGTTTGAACATGAAGAAACAGACCAGAGCTCTGCTGATGCTATCCTGTCGTCAGCAGCACAAACTGATCCAGTGGAGACGGCGGAATCCAATTCTCAAAAAAATGAAATCCTGGTGGAAGCTGAACCATCTGTAGAGCGTGAAGGACCGTTTTATTTCGTCTTTACCGATAAGGACGGGGAAAAATACGGCAGGGCAAACAAACTTTCTGGCCTGGACAAGGCGCTGGCTGCCGGTGGTACCGAAATCTCAAAAGAAGAATATTTTGCCCGAAAAAATGGCACATATACGGGCTTACAGCAAAATACAGATACCGCAGAAGATTCAGAACAACCAGAGCCGGTAAAAGTTACCGCTGACGAAGTAAACAAAATTATGCAGGCAGCCAATATCAGCCAGCCTGACACCGATAAATTGCTTGCTGCATCACGTGGTGAATTTGTTGAAGGGATTAGCGACCCGAATGATCCGAAATGGGTTAAGGGGATTGAAACCCGCGATTCTGTGAACCAGAACCAGCCCGAATCGGAACAAAACGACCAGAAAGCGGAACAAAACAGTCCAAATGCGTTACAAAACGAGCCAGAAACGAAACTGCCTGAACCAGAAGTGCAACAAGAACCGGAAAAAGTTTGCACCGCATGCGGTCAGACCGGTGGCGGCAACTGTCCTGACTGTGGTGCGGTGATGGGGAACGCAACCTACCAGGAAACATTCGATGAAGAGAATCAGGCTGAAGCTCAGGAAAATGATCCGGAGGAAATGGAAGGCACTGAACATCTGCACAAGGAGAACACTATCAGCGATCAGTATCACGCCAGCGATAATAAAACTGGCGAGACAGCAAATCCCTTAATTAAAGTGAACGGTCATCATGAAATCACATCCACCAGCAGGTTGTGGCACCATCTGATGATTGACCTTGAAACAATGGGAAAAAATCCTGATGCGCCAATAAACGCTATAGCCGGTAAGTTTTTTGATCCGGCAACCGGAGAGATGGGGCCAGAATTCAGCAAAACTATCGATCTGGAAACCGCAGGCGGGGTCATCGATCGGGGCACCATTAAGTGGTGGCTGAAACAGTCACGCGAAGCACAATCCGCCATTCTGACCGATGAAATCCCGTTGGATGATGCACTGCTGCAATTCCGGGAATTTATCGACGAAAACTCCGGTGAATTTTTTGTTCAGGTCTGGGGTAACGGTGCAACTTTCGACAACGTGATTTTACGCCGTTCATATGAACGGCAGGGGATCCCCTGCCCGTGGCGTTACACCAATGATCGCGATGTAAGAACGATGGTTGCTCTGGGACTGGTGATGGATTTCGACGCAAGAACGACTATTCCATTCGAAGGTGAACGCCATAACGCGCTGCACGATGCGCGTTACCAGGCAAAATACGTTTCAGCCATCTGGCAAAAACTGATCCCGAGTCAGGCTGATTTTTAATGTTCAACCCCGGTCGTCGCCCGCAAGCTATAGTGGCGGCGACCATGATTAGCGAACAACTCTCATGGCAAGACTTATTCTTCTCACTGAGTGGGCAAAAGAGGAATTCAGTGACCCGGTCCCGACTCCGGGCACGTTAAGTAAATACGCTAAAGCCGGAATGATATTTCCTCTCCCCAAAAAAGTTGGAAGACACTGGCTAGTGGATCCTCGAGCTCGCTTTGTCGGAATGGTAAACAAGCCGGAAGTGATCGCCACAGATCACCCTGCTTTGAAGAGGATACTGGAAGATGGCGCGCCCACGAAAATATAAAACTGAAGTTCCGGGATTATCTCCGTATTTTGACAAAAGAAATAACAAAGTTTACTGGCGTTACAGGCATCCCATAACAGGAAAAAATCACGGGCTCGGCAGTATTGACCAGAAACAGGCAGAAGCTATTGCAGCAGAAGCGAACAGCCGTCTTGCCAGGCAACAAATGGAACAAATGCTCACTCTGCAGGAGAAAATTATTCGTGATACCGGTGGTTCATCAACCGTTTCTGTTTTTCTGAATAGTTACCGAAAAATTCAACAGGAAAGATATGAAAACGGAGAGATCAAACTCAACACACTGAAACAGAAAGCATCCCCTCTCAGGGTATTTGATGAACGTTTTGGTACCAGACCTTTAGATGCCATAACCGTAAAAGATGTGGTATCGGTGCTGGAAGATTACAAGGCAAAAGGACATAACAGAATGGGACAAATTTTCAGGAAAGTACTGATTGATGTTTTCCGGGAGGCCCAGCAAACGGGCGATGTCCCGCCAGGCTTTAACCCTGCTGAATCGGCAAAAAAACCACAGGTACGGATATCACGGCAACGACTGACCTTTGATGAGTGGATGATGATTTATAATGCAGCGGAAAAGGATGGTTACTTTTTACAGCGTGGTATGCTGCTGGCACTGATGACAGGCCAGCGCCTTTCAGATATTTGCAAAATGAAATTTTCGGATATCAGGGATGGTTATCTTCATGTCGAACAGCAAAAAACAGGAACCCGGATTGCCATCCCTCTGGCTCTGCGTTGCGATAAATTAAATCTCACCCTGGATGATGTGGTGTCATCCTGTCGCGATTGCGTTCTTAGTCCGTGGCTATTGCACCACCATCATGCTAAAGGGACAGCTAAGCGCGGCGGGATGGTTAAGCCAGCAACGTTAACCGTTGCATTTAAAAAAGCCCGGGATTCTGTGGATTACAACTGGCGTGCTAATGGCACCCCACCCTCTTTCCATGAGCAGAGATCTTTATCAGAACGATTGTTCAGAGAACAGGGAATTGATACCAAAATTTTGCTGGGCCATTCGAATCAAAAAATGACCGATATTTACAACGACGCACGCGGTAAGGAATGGAAAAAACTGGTCATTTGA